GTTCGTTTTCCTTTCTATAAGTAATTCGCAGTATTCAAATCCTGCGACAAATTAAATATGGGTGGGTAAATTGCAAAGGAATACATTTTGAGGAAAAGGAAAAATTAAGGAAAAGGAAGAGGATAAGAGGAAGTTTGTCAGATTAATACTTTCAAAGATGAGGGTAACATTGGTGGAACGTGTTCAAATCTCCGTTTTGTACTCTAAAACGAAGATCACCCTCACCCGAGTAAACGAGTAAGGGTTGTAAACTTCACAGTACAAACACAGCAAAAACACTGTGTTAAACTTTATTACAGAAACTGGTTTCCTAATCCAAGGTATACGCAACCTGGAAACAACCAGGGTCTATAACGCGCGCTTCAATCAACTTTGACGATTCTGTGGTATACGCAACCTGGAAACAACCAGGGTCTATAACCCACGCTCTGAGTGTAGAAAGATCCTTTTCATATCATTCTGCACCTTACCGATTGTAGTTTGGTTATCTTCGTCTTCGGACGTGTATCGTTTATTGATCACATTCAGATCAATAGAAGCAATAATTTCGTCGTCCGATTTATCGATATCCGCTTTACTTACGGAATTGGATAAGAACCATGTATAAACACTCATATTGCGTTTGAATGATTGTTGTATGTTTTGATATCTTAAATATGGGTTGCGCAAGTGTCGGATACCTTCATATGCAAACAAAAAGAGCCTACCTTAATGGCAGACTCAATTCGTTCCTGATTTTAGAGAGAAGCGGTAATACTTGTCTCAAAAGACTGATTACCGTTCTTCTCTTTTGTAATCGTAACCAGCTTTCCTTCACTATTTACTCCCGTGATGCTTTCACAGTTTTCAGTTGCAACTAATACGGATGCAACCTTATATGACTCTGTAATCGAATCATAAATTCTGGAAGCTAAAACAGAAGTGACATCAGCTTCGGACTCGGCTTTTTCAACAGAAGCTGTAACCGGAATAGAGATAAAACGATTTGTGTTGACAATTCCGTTTTCATCAATACTACAAACTTCCTTTTTGACACCTTCTACGGCTTTGTCATAAAAGATCTGTGACAACATCTTCTCTTCCATGTTTGCAACCACACGCTGTACCATGTATGCCATCTCATCTCTTGTTACGATTACAGTTGTCTTGATTTCTTTAGATACGTTATTCATTTCTTGTTTCCTCCTTGAATGAATCATTTATTTATTGATAACCTAAATATGGGTTCTATTGATTGTAAACAAATAGAGATAAGATATTGAGTTCCAAAAGCTGCATAATACACGCCGATTACTGTCCGGAACCATTCATTGGTATCACGGGAGTTTACCTCACGTGACCTGTACTCCAGAGGAGTGGGATTCAATAACAACACTAATGCAGATTTTGATACAATTTCTGAATACGGTTATCAGGTTCTGAAAACTGTAGAACAAACTCCGATTACCACCCGGAACCGAGCATTAGTATTCAATAACAACACTAGTGCAAGTTTTGATACGATTCTTCGAATACAAGAAACCTGGTTCCGAAAGCTGCATAATAAACCTCGATTACCACTCTGGAACCTCTCATTTTTCATCCTTTCTCCTCCGCACATATTTAGAATGTAAAAACTAAAACACAATTCAAGGAGAACAAGGAGGATTTAAAATGAAGAAATTATTGAAAGTAGGTTTGGACTGGGATGATACCTTATGTCCATTCGTCACAAATGCAATTACCCTTTGTAACATGGAAAACGAAACTGAGTTTACGTTAGATGATATTACAGAATGGGGGAACAAATCACCGGCAACCAAAATGGTATTCCCTTACTATTCTGATATTCGAACTTATCAGATGCAGAAAGTACCAGAGATTTCAAAACAGTTTGTCTCAAAATTGATGGAAATCGCAGATGTTTATATCGTAACTGCTGTTAGTCCACAGTTCATGGGTGTCCGTGCAGATCAGATTGCAAAAGAGTTCCCAGACTTTCAAGAGGATCACATTTTAATGGGTGCTGCAAAGAATCTCATTAAATTGGATATTCTTTTAGATGATGCACCACATAATATCTTGAAAGCGTCTGCTACTTATCCAGTGTTGATTCGTAGACCATGGAACCGTAATCTTTCCGGTGTCCTTTCTGTTAATACTATTGATGAATTTCTGATTCTTGTTAACCAGATCATGCATCAGATGACAGATACAAAGGAAATCGAAGAACCATGCGTATATGCAATCGTTGGTCCATCTGGAGCTGACAAACATCTTTTAGCGGAAGATCTTATTGCTGATCAGGTTGATGATTCCAAAAACGGAGCAATCATTCACAATAACAGAGAGTTTGTGTACTCTGTTGAGCTTGACAAACCTAATGTAAAAAGACCTGAGAATTCAATCACAGATACTACCTATGCTTGGCGTCGGTATACTTTGGATGCAGATGAGATTAAAAAGAAATTAGACGCCGGAACATCCGTAGTCGTAATCGTTGATATCAGTGGAGCAATTGCTTTAAAACGTGAGTTTCCGACTGTTATCATTTTCTGTAGACAAAGCCGGGAAGAAATGATTAAGAATGTTCTTTTGGATTTCAGAAAAGGTGATGCTACATACGAACAGGCAACCATGCAGCTGCTATCAATGGAGCAGGAACTGAAGAACGAATCATTGTGCGACTTCTCAGTGCGTTCTGATGACTTGGATTCCATTCTTGAATTAATCAAGAGATTGTAAACAAAATGAAAAAGACAGCCACTATGCAAATAGCAGTTGTCTTTTTCTTTGTTACGGTTGCAAATTGTTTCAAAAATAGAGAAAACACCAGACTTCTGATGCCTAGTGTTCTCTTTTTCTGTTTACTACTGCTGTTCCCATATCATTTTACAAAATGTATGGTAAACATCCAATGTTGCCAATACGTCGACAATCGCACTGTGAGCACCATCTGCATACTGAGCCTTGATCTTCTCGCTTGCAAGATTTCTGACGGCTGTTTCAAGTTTGTCGTTCTCTGCATCCGGGCACAGAACTTTGTGGATTTTACATGTATCAATCACTTTTGCCGGATCGATCTCAACGCCAATGTTATTCATCATACGGATATCGAAATTTACATTGTGTCCAATAATGTAGTCAGCATGATCAAATAATGACTGCCAGATCGGAGCTAATGTAACTACAGTCGGACTATTGTCTACCATTTCAGGTGTGATATGATTGACTGCCATCGCCTTATCCCACGCAAAATGTGTTAATGGTTTTACATACTGATCATATGTATGTCCATAGTTGTCGGCAGCAGACATCTGTAATATCTCGTCTGTGTTATAAAATCCTGTTGTTTCGACATCAAAGACAACGATCTCTTTTGTCGCCCATTCTTCCGGCGTCACAATATAGCACTGTTTTTTCTTTCGAAGCGTAGAAACAACGTCCATTTCCTGTTTCTTACTTTTTGGCTTCTCTTTTGAAGGAGTGCTGTTATACGACGCCAATTCTTCCGGCGTCATTGGTCTTACATCATCCGTAATGTAATAACCGTATCCCTGTGTGTGGCTCATCTGATACATACGAAGAGTTGTTCCATCCTTCGGACACATTCCTTCGCACATCCACTGGCGAAGCGTCTTTGCGTCTTTTGGTTTCTTAGTAAATTTACCATCGACTGGACGGTTCACCTCTCTCTCGTTCTCGATTCTTTCTTTCAATGTCATAAGAGTGTCTCCTTTCTTTTTGTGTAATTGATTCCATTTTAAATATGTGCGGAGACTACAGTGGTAAAACTCCTACTACCTTCTCGTTCTTTGTTACGACATACAATTGGTCTGATTTTAAGTCATAAACAAGTGAGTCCGATTCGATTGTCGGCGCTTCTTCCAGTTTCAATTTCAATTTGCTCGCTCTTTGCGGAACTAATTTCGTACTCATACTGGTATTATTGATATATTTTAACAGTTGCATAGCCGAGCACATTCCCAGGAAACGACCAGACTGCCGACAAAGCACTGGGACTCGATCTTTTACAGTACATGCAAATACTTCCACAGCTTCGGATGCTCGCATATCATCAAACAAATGAGGATATTTCCGAATGGAAATCATACCGTCCTTTGCGGTTCCTTGTGTTAATTTCACGTTATTGATGACCTGTTGTAAAAACTCATACTGATCCCGGCTGATCTTTACAAAATCCGGATCCGATTCGTGTTGAATATAGTTTCGGTTTAGTCTGATAATCTGCAACTTATTACTTACTTGTTGTGACTGCGTACTCTCGTATGCATACGGATTCGAATTCATAGTATCTCGTAAAACTGTTTCGTATTCTTTGTACAAATTAATGAATTCTGACGTTGGTATAATCTCTTGTGTTTTCCTTGTCATGGCTAAAAAATTCTCCTTCTTTGTTTTCTTCTTATAAATATGCGTCTCACAAAAACAAAGAAAGACCAACTGTTTCCAGTCAGTCTTCTTTTTTCTGTTATCAAGCACTCGCGGATCTAAAGATCCGAGTGTGCTTGCTTTGGAGAGTTAGGTTTAAATAGCGAAGCTAAAACTTCGAAGTTTGAACCGAAGCTCTCCTTATCTGTTAATGTATTCGTATTCGTATGCGTTTGTTGGTCTGTTTGGAAAGCCTGCAAGCATATCATTGTATGCCGCTGTGTTTAAAAACCTTGCATAAAATTCAGCAGCACTCATTTGTGCATACGGAGCAATGTATCCTGTATTTGTTTCGGATGCATTGTTTAACGTATATCGCCACCATGCATGTCCGCCAGCATGCGAATTGATAACAGCTTCCGAGCATCCACTATAGAATACGGTATGGATACTATATCCCTGATGAGGACACAAGGAATAAGTTCTCTGTTCTCCAGAGACATCACGGATTACAGCATTTTGGGATACATATACATTAGAAAGTGCACTATTTCTGGTTGGATCATTTGTGTTTCCGAGTGCGGATTTATTATGTACAACCATTCCTTCTGTCAGGTCTGTCACATTATCAGGAATCAATAAATTCCTTAATCCGACACAGTTATAGAATGCATATTTTTGTATCTTTCTGACTTTGTTTCCAATATATACGTTTTCTAATGACAAGCAGTTCTCAAAACAACCATCCGGAATGATAGACAGTTCGCCGCCGAAATAACAGGACTTCAAATCTCATCATCCGGAATCGAAATCAGGAATTCAAAAACATCATCTTTATCCGCCTCTAAAAGATTAAACATATAATCTGTGAATTCTTTTTGTCGTTCTGCTTTGTATTTTAAGATTGATCTAATTGTTGCGGCGCCAATAATTGCTGCCATTAAATATGTAATCGCTTTGTTTTTCTTCATAACACTAAAATTCCTCCTCTTTTTCGACTTCGCTTACACTGCATTTCATCCCAATAACACCAAACAAAATCAGCACAGATGAAAAGGCAATTGGTATGACATAAGATTCTATACCAATGTTTCGATCTTTAATGTATTGACTTGGCTTTTCTGGATTAACCCATAACGTAATCGTAGATCCTTCTGGAACTGGATCTGATTTATACTGAAGAAGCGTAGCCTTAACTGAAGTATTACCATATGTGTATTCTACGATCTGGTTATATTCTGTTTTACTTCCACCTTCGTGGTCTGACACGTATTCCTTTATATTTTCAATAACTACAGCCTCAACTGGTTCTGTACATACCTCTACATCGTGTTCCATTGCCGGAAACCCTGTGGAAATGAAAAATATGAACATAATGATTCCGATAATAGCGAACACGAGACTTAATGCAAACCCTTTTACGTTTCTCATAAATGATTCTCCTTATTCTCATCAGATCTTGTTATCCTAAATATGCGCAAGCTTCAGACAAAGAAAAGAGCTCTGAGATTTCTCTCAAAGCTCTGTTTCCTTTAGTTGATGATCGAAGAATGGAAGTCATCCATTATTGATCCCTCTCCAAGTTTAATATCAAAACTACCCATTGATGTTACAGTTTCCGTTGTAACGGATTCTGCTGACGTCTTAACAAGATATTTGTTTGCGGTAATCTTTGTATTGATCTGATTTACGATTCCCATGTCAATATGATCTGGATTTTCTGGAAGCCCAATATAAACCGGAATCCAGAAATCGAATACATAACATCTTGCAAACTCTGTACTTTCACCATCAGCATCAATCGAAAACGCTTTGCTACTTGGATTGTTATCATCCGTGTTTTCTGTCTTAAGAATTGTTTCTTGTAACAATCTTGTAGTTCCATCATTTGATAACGGCATTCCCTGATACATTCCATTGGTAAGTAATGTTGCGTTATAAATCATACCTGGTTCATCATGATCAACATCATATTCGCCACTCTTTACAATACAATCTGGCCATTCGAGGTTTAAGGTATCAACCCATCCGGTTGTATAAATGTAAAGGCGACCACGGTAACCTGCTTTGAATAATACAGAATCATTCAAATCGTCATCCTGTGTTAATCTCTCTACTTTTGAATATACTTCCGGTTTCCGTTCAGATGTTGTCTTGATTCCGGACATTTCGTTTCCAGCCATATCGGTTGCATGTACCTCATAAGTGAGGTTCATAACATTTGGAAACATATTATTGATATCCAGAACCGTATTATAATTGTACGTATAAGCTCCGTTTAAACCATTCACAAGATCTATATCCTGTTTGTTCTCCGGATTATTTGTGTCATATACAGTCAACCAAACACGATTAAGTCCTGATACATCTCGTTTACCACCAGCAGCATTCTCATTTTCGTCACTGAGATTGATAGATATCTTAGCTCCGTATGCGGCAGAGTTGTAAACGTTCCAACCTTCCCATGTTTTAGTACTATCTTTGTTTAAAGGATTGCTGTAAGTTCCAAGAGAAACAGAAACCGTTGCTGTCGGCGCCTTTGTATCGACCTTTAAGTTCATTTTCTTAGTACTTGTTGAACCTGTCAGAGGTCTGCCATTGGACGCCCCTTCTTTGTCTGTAACCGTCAAATAAACACTAGTCGTTCCGTCTACACTGTATGGTTTAAATGTTGCATTATCCTGTGTGAGTGCCGGAACTGAAACTGAATATGTTTTTGTATCAAACACATCGTTACGTCCGTTATCGACACGTGTGATAACAGCTTTTCCGATACCGTCACCAGAGTCTGTAGCTTCTGCATATAATATATATGGTGTGTTTACCCATGTTGATACCGTTGTGTCAGATGCTGATTTATCAGTAACAACATAAGAATTGGTTCCGTTTACTGCATACAGTTTTACGTTTTCTGGATTTAAGTTTTTCCATTTGGCTGTGATCGTAGACCCGCTTTTTGTGACTTTGATCGTCGTAATATTATTTGTATGCGATACTACGGAACTACCAGTGGAACATTCCCATCCGATAAATTCATAACCTTCTCTTGTTGGGTCTACCACAGTAAGTATCTTTTCATTACATTTCAGTTTCACATAAGGACTTCCAGTGTAAGAAGTATCAATCGTTGTTGCTACGACATTATTCGGTGTGAATACGTTATCTGCATCCCGGGATCCACATCCAGAATAACCAGGATAGATCGGACTGATCTTACTGTCAGGTCCTGTCGTGATCCATCCGGCGAACATATCTACCACAAAATTACCAACACTGGAGTTAAGTCCTTGTTTTACAGCAAGACCGGCAATTCGGTTTGCGTTAACATGTGGGCTTACAAAGTCATGATATCTCGTTGACATTGAGGTTGCCCCTGGATTGTAGAAAATATACCCAGGCGGCAATGTTGGAGTGATGTCAGCATGGTTTCCATTCTGAATTTCTTTGTAATATCCAAGTTGTGCTTGAGCGGCAAATTCAACAGCTCCTGGAGCTCCACCACCGGCTACGATATAGTTATTTCCTGATACCTGAATATAAGATGCAGTACCAACCTGTGAAGTTACGGTATAAGCACAGAAAGAATGATTATGAGAACCATAAAGTCCTGCGTCTAAGGTAGCTCCACCTGCTCTGCTGACAATTGCAGCAATTTCATCTTCAGAGTAATAATACCAGGTTTCCTGATTGGAATACGACTTATTCTGTCCATTAGAACCTAATTGGTATTTAATAGATGTTTTCGGAGCATATGAGATTGGTGCACTTGTGATCGCCGAGCCATAACCACCAATGGCATTACCGAATCCAACATTTTTGTCGTACGCAGAGATATCTCCACCTTTACCACCAGCAGCACTGAAGGAATAAGCTCCGGCATATCCAATTGTATCTGTATATTCGACACCAGCAGATGGAGCATACAGATAAATCGTATCACCAACATTTACATGAAGTTTACCAGCTACTGTATTATTATCAAGTGTAAGTTGTCCGTATACTTTGTTTGTGCTATCATCAACAGTATTCGATGTATAAACACCTTCACTGAATGATGTTTCGGTTGCGTGTGATATTCCACCTTCGGACCACACGACGTTTAATACGTCTGTTGATTTTGTTCCTCCGGTCTCTGTGCATATCGCATTTGCTGTTTCTACTACATTCTGCGCTGGCATGTTAAATTCATATTGCTGTGTTGTTGATATATTTGTTCCAGTCCACTTTGACCATACAAATTTGGATGCGACATTAGCATTGATTTTAACTTTTTCTCCGTATTTGTATGTTCCGCCACCTGTTACATTTGTGATTCCTTCTCCCTTTTTAAGCGTTAACGTGTATGAATTTCTCGTGTAATAGTAATCGATCACAGTAAGACCTAATGGGTCGACAGTCATTGTTTGTAATGCCGGTGCTGTAAATCCATCATAGTTTTTCGTTGCAGGTGTCACACTTGAACCAAGTTCTGCCGTTAATGTATCTGCTTCTTTAAATTTATAGGATCCATCCAATTGTTCCAAATAATGGTTTACTGTATAAGTCGTCGTATTTGGGATTGCGATCGTTGCGGTTCCGGAGATATTTCCAACCTTGTCGATTGTCGCAATATGCAGGTACCGAAGTGCGGAACCATCCTGTGCAATCGTAATTTTAGTATCTGTTGTTCCTTTTCCGTTTGCTGTTGTTACTTTTGTATTCTTATTTGTATCAAGAACATACAAATATTTTGCAACTCCTGATGTGACATTGATATTATATCCTTTTGATGTCTTGAGCAAAGCACCAGTTTTCTGACTGTAACTGTTTGCTCTCACATAGTAATCCGTACCATTATCACCCGTATCTTCAAAACTAATTACAAACTGATTATTAGTCCTGTCAACGATCTGCAGATTACTTGGTGTATCCGGAGCTGCTTTGTCAGTCGCCTTGATCGTGTGCGAAACATTCGGATTCAAAGTCTGTGTTGCAAATGTTACAGATGCAAAACCATTTGCATCATCTTTTGATCCATCTGCATTATTATATTTATTATATGTAGAAGCTCCGCCGTTTGTTGTCGACCGTGGCATGCTTGATAATGTTCCACCAATATATCCGGAGCCGCCAGCACCGCCACCATTTACTGATGGTCCAGTAATTCCTGCTCCACCGCCGATCCAGCCACCGCCGCCACCGGCACCGATTGAGTAAACACCAGCCTGATTACGGTATGGTGCATTCGCTCCGTTTGCTCCTCGTCCGAAGGTTCCACCATTAACTCTTCCGCCACCGGTAGAACTATTTTCACCAGTACCACCACCGGCACCTGCTGCGCTGTTACCAGAAACCCCGCCTGATCCACCTGCAACCATAATTACTTCACTTTGATATGAGGCGAAATTTGATAAAACACCTCGATTTGTTTTTGTTATGGATGTTGCTCCGCCACCGCCAGGAGCTGTACTTCCTGGAGATCCATATCCGTCATACACTTTTCCGCCACCACCGGAACCGCCGCCGTTATATCCGCCAGCACCAGGCTGACCACCTGTTGTTTTGTTATCGATCCATTCACCAGGCTGTCCGTGACCACCAACACAGATATAAATTGTTTCTCCGGCATTCAGGTAAATATAACCAGTTGATGTACCACCAGCTCTACCTTCGTTCGTCGGCTGTCCATTGAACCAGTTACCTGGATAAGCACCACTCGTAACCAGATAGTACTTCCATAATTTTGTTCCACCTTCTGCTCCGACCGCTTTCAAATAGTAGAAACCAGACACTGGGGCTGTATATGACTGAACGCCACCAGAATAATAGAAGTTCGTTGTAGTTCCGCCTTCTATCTGTGTGATACTATCAGATGAGATGTTCGAGTAATTTACACCATCATAGGATAACTGTAACTGAAATGTTTTCTCAATACTATCATTTTGACTGATGTTTACGAGAATTCCGCCTTCTCCATTATATAACAATGAATTATATTTCGCTTCGACTGCAAGGTCGGCACTGTAAACGGCTTTAATCGTATCATTACCAAATCCAAATGTGTATTTCATGCCACTTAATGTACCAATCAGTGTTTCATTGCTCTTTTCATATTCGATGAACGTATACCCACTATAGCAGTTTGGAGTTGGTAACGAAATCGTTGTTCCATAAGTGCCGTAGTATGTTGTTTTTGCTAAGGTTCCTCCATCTTTGACATCAATTGTAAGTGTATAAGAAGGATTTCCTTCATATGTGATCTTACAACTACCGTTTCCAATGTGGTTTGATATCTCTGTTGAGGCGCCACTTAATTTCGACGCAATATATCCGGAACCGCCACCACCGCCAATATAACCTGCATTTCCATAGGTTCCGCCATAATAGCCGCCACCACCAGCGCCGCCATATCCAAGTTTTCCATAAACCTGAACATTTGTATGTTGACTGACGGTTGCAGTTTTATTACTATCCTGACCCTGTCCGAATGCGTATCCGGCTGTTTGTGTACCACCATTAGAATGCTCATTTTTAACTCCGGCAGCTCCGGTTCCGTTCAATCCGCCACCATTACCTGTTTGCGAACCACTAAAATCGAGCGTACCAGTACCGCCACCGCCGCCAGCAACTAAAAGAACAGAATCTTTCTTGTTTTTAAATGCAGATAGGGTACCTAAGTTATCAAACGTAATTGATGTCGCTCCACCACCGGAACCAGTACCATAATAACCTGTACCACCGCCATTATAACCACCTGCTGCTGATGCAGAACTAGATGACATTGATCCTTGACCTCCGACAGCGATATAGATCGTTTGTCCCTTTACTAAGGTTACAGATCCTGCAGCATGACCACCATATCCACCTTTTGTTCCAATCCAATAGCCGCCCTTATCTGAACACCCACCACCAGACGCACCATATGCATCAATTGTGTAGGTTCCAGTTTCTGGCGCAGTAAATGACTGGATTCCTCCTGTATATGAAAATGACCATGTATTATCTGCAGCTTGTGCTGTCATCGAAGTATCTGTAATAACAGTCACGATCACAAAACACATTGCCAAGATCATCGATAATATTCTCTTTAACTCATGTTGTGTCTTAAACTTAGCCATTCGCATTTTCGTCTCCTTCTATTTTGTATTTTAAGCTATTGTACTTAGCTCTATATTTTTACAAGGCTCACAATATTGAAAACTCGTCAAGAAGTTTTTCAATTCAGTTATAAATATGGACAACCAAATGACAAAGAAAAAGAGCTCTGAGACAATTCCCAAAGCTCTTAATTCTGCTAATTGATGATCGAAGTATGGAAGTCGTCCATAATGGAACCTTCTCCAAGTCTCATATCAAATGTTCCCATTGAAGTTACCGTTTCTGTTGTGACAGATTCTGCAGAACTACGAATTAAGTACTTATTTGCTATGATTTTCGTTGTAATCTGATTTATGATTCCCATGTCAATATGATCTGGATTTTCTGGAAGTCCAATATAAACCGGAACCCAGAAATCGAACACATAACATCTTGTGAACCCAGTGTTCTCTCCATCTGCTTCCACTGTGATCGTTTTACTGCTAGGATTGTTATCGTCTGTGTATTCTGACGTTAATACTGCTTCTTGCAGCATTCTCTCGAATGGATCACTGGAAGGCGTCATGTCCTGTGTCATACCATTGGTGATCAAAGTCGCATTATAGATCATACCTGGTTCATCATGAGCGACGTCATATTCTCCACTCTTTACAATACAGTCCGGCCATTCGAGACTCAAAGTGTCAACCCATCCGGTTGTATAAATGTAAAGACGTCCGCGGAATCCAGCTTTAAACAATAATGGATCTCCAAGGTCATCGCTTGTTAGTTTTTCAACCTTCGAATACAGTTCTGGTTTTCGCTCTGTTGTTTTTGTGATCACAGGCGTTTCGTTTCCAGCAACATCCACAACATGAAGTTCATAACTTAGATTCATAACATTCGGAAACATGATATTCGTCTTCAAAATGTCTTCATAATCATAGGTATATACATTGTTAGATCCATCAGCAACGAGTTCAATATCTGTTTTGTTGTCCGGATTGTCGGTATCAAACACAGTCAACCATGCATGACTGATTCCAGAAACATCTTGTTTACCACCAGCGGCATACTCATTTTCGTCACTGATTGTAATGGTGACTTTTGCTCCGTATGCAACAGAATCGTAAACAGCCCAATCCTGCCAGCTTTTGGTGCTTACTGTATTTAGTGGATTCTCATGTGTTCCAAGTGTGACAGACATTGTTGCTTTTGGTGCTGTAGTATCGACTTTTAAGTTCATCTTTTTCGTATTTACAGACCCATCCAAAATTCGGTCTGTTTTCGTTCCTTCTGTATCCGATACGGTCAAAAAGATACTTGTTGTACCCTCTACGCCGTAAGACTGAAAGGTTGCGTTTTCTTTTGTAAGTCTTGTTTCTTTACTGAAGGTTGTTCTGTCGAATACAGCATTACTATAGGCATCTGCTCTGGTCACCGTTGCATTTGCAATCCCATCTCCGATGTCTTCCGCCTGAGCCCACAAGGTATATGCCGTATCAGACCACTCAGACACACTAACGTCATTTTCTAAATCAGTAGACGTTACATAAATCCCGTTATCATTTTTCGCATACATCTTCACATTTGCCGGAATAAAGTTTTTCCAGTGTGCGTATAATGTCATATCACTTCCGTCTGTCTGGTTATCATTTAAGTGTGTGAAACGATCCGTACTATTGATCTTATTTCCACCGACTGGTTTATCATACCAACCTAAAAACTCATATCCATCCAACGCAATCTCTGGAAGTTCTCCATATAGGTCATCAAAGATTATCTTCTTATCTGATGTATCACCAGTTGGAACTCCGATCGCATACCTTCCGGTCTCCGTGTGATCTAAGTTTGTATCAAAGTGCAGCGTGTATTCAATGGCAGTCCATTTCGCATACAACGTTTCGTTTGATCTTGCAGGAATATAAGTATCGTTTGCTTTTCCAATGTATTTTGTACATTCTGGATCCTGATACCAGGCAATAAATTTATATCCAGGCTTTTTGCCTTCCGGAAGTGTAACTGATACCTGACTCCATTGTGCAATCATATCTACTTTGTTTCCCTGTATTGATGTTAAATTTGTTACCGTTTCTTCGTCATTATAATGTCTTGTTTCCGCATGTACTTCCGGCGGACCTTTCAGTGTCACTAAAGCGGTTAAAATGATCGACGCCAAAACAATCAGAAACGATTTCTGTTTTCTATAAATTGTATCCATCTTAATACCCTTTCTATATGTATTTTGTTATCCGTGAACTATTCGGATACAAGTAATCGAGACGTCCCGTCCTACTTCTTAAATATGGGCGCTTAGTGTACAAAGAAATATTTATGAACGAGAAAAGAGGAAACAACACTCTAATTTTCAAAATGTTATCTTCCTCTTTCTCTTTGTTTCTTATACTCCGGTTACCATTACTGTACGATCACATAATATGTAACCTTTGTGATTTCATATATGTCATCCATTCCGGTTTGTAACGTAACTGTTGTCACTCCTGTTTTCTTTCCAGTAATTGTGATCAAATCTCCATCGATCTTAACATCTGCAATCGATTCGTCATCAATTGTATAAGTAATCGGAAGACCGGCATCATTTCTTTCGATTTCAAATGTGGTGCTACCAAGGTTTGTGTTAGGTATCAAACAGCTTACGTACTGACTGAACCGTAAATCATTCGGAATCCTGATATTCGAATTCCACCCCTGGAACTCAAGATCACATTCATCAGAAGCAATTGGAATCATAACTGTAGATGACTTTTTATCACTATCTTCATATGCTAAAACTTGATGTCTTTCATATTGATTCTTTGATAACTGTTTTTCTGTATCATAAACATGAGTATCATCTTTCATCGTTCCTGATGTTGCATCATTACCATCATAAGACACCGGATACGTATTCTGTACCCAATGTGCATACAATATCATTGTATCATAATACTGGTAATTACCATTACGATCCCAATAGATCGAACCTGTTAATTTGGCACCGGTGTTTGGATTATATACGAGGTTTCCGCCGGATGCGCTGTCATACCAGCCAGCAAAAGTATACCCTGGTTTCGTTGGAATGTATGCAAACTCATTAAAACCTACATTTGCTTTTCCGCCATAAGGAATATTCACATTGTCTACTGTAATGCGTCTGTCTCGACCATTATTAAACTCAAGTTGGACGCCGTAATTTCCATTACCCCATTTTGCATACAAAGTCTGGTCGGCGTCAAAATAGGTTGTGTTTACGAGGATGTTACCAGATTCGTCAATCAACATTGTACCCGTTCCATTCGTACCAGTATAATAGCCTTCAAAATTCTTTCCTCTCACTTTCGGGTACTCAATGGTTGTGGTCATAATGCCTTTGCTGTCTTCGAAATATCTGTCATAATATTCCATCATATAAGGGTCTGCTGTGTCTTCGTTAACAAGACCAGTCATGCAGTAATCAAGGGTGATCTTATATTTCTTAAACGTCCATTCTGCATATAAGGTTGCGTCTGATGTATATTCACTGGCATCTATTGCAAACGTTCCATCCGCATTGATTACCGTTCGATTTCCAAGTTTGTAACCCTGGAATTCGTATCCATATTTTGTTGGTACCGCAATTTTTGTGATCGTTGTTCCGCGTGCTGTTTTTGTGTACCGACCTCCGGATACATAAGCGACGGTATCTCCATCGGTACATGCAGGCTGCAGGTCATCCTTTCCGTCACGGACTAAAGTCAAAGTGTATACATTGTCAGACCACTGAGCTACAAACGTTACATCTTTCTTAAACGAAGCCATGTCAACTGTCTCGCCTGCTGCATACGTTCTACTTGTATAAGAAGCGTCAAGTTCTGGGTCGTATGCCAGTTTCCAATATAGGAATGTTGCATTTGGTTTAGAAGCAGTTGGTAGTGTGATCAGTGTGGATCCGGAAATATTTGGAGACATTACGTCTGTTGCACCTTCTACGGATCCGTATTTGTACGCAAACCCATATTTGGTGTACGCTTGGAAAATACCGAATGGACCTGAGTCAGTATAATATTTATCAACGTAATAATAATCGCCATTTTTATACAAATTTGAATAGTAACTAGCTGCACGCAAACTCATATACAATGTTGTGGATGTTGATGTATCATAGGTATAGCCAAGCGTTTGCCAACCTTTACCTATGTTACTTCTTGGGGTTCCTCCAGAAAAGCCACCCATAAAATACTTCTTACCGGTTGGTACATTATTCAAAACTCCTGTCCACCAATAATCGATTCCATTGCCACGATCTGTAGGTGTGGTTGAATTTGAAAACCAGCTAGTTCCACTCCATGATCCGTAGTCCATATAGTTTACAGAAGTATCAAAAGCATCTCCACTTTGGTCGAGTTTAGTTCCATTCGGAGACCCAGCGATTGCGTTTCCTTGTTCGTCTGCCTTCTGTAGCGTCCAAGTGTGATCCCAGCTTAGTGTTGTCTTCTTTGACGTCTCACTTGCAGTTCCACCATTGCCATCAAAAGAAGCTACATAGTTGATCGTATTAATATCCGGGTTTGGAATACCAATTTGTGTTCCAACCTGTTTTGTGATGATCGCTGGGTTATCTTCTGTATAGGTTGCTCCATTATAGGTCCATTTACCAAGAGTAGGTCTTACGTATAAGGTTGAAAGACCCGTAGCATCATATAGAGTTTCTATTGTAACCGTTGCTCCATTCATTCCTGGCTCAGCCAGTACTTCGCTTACTAATTGTGTTATATTTGTTGCGCTGTCATAAATCTGTGAACTGCCATCTGGCTTCACAACTGTAATACGTTTGTCTGAAGTAGCCTTGAAATTTGTGATTACCGGAGCATAAACGCCGCTATCTGTATAAGTCTGACCATACATTACCTGTTCACTTTTACCGGTAATTGATTTTGATGCATTCGTCCAGTTGTTAACGATATCCTGGTCGTCATACCATTTATCTGCAAGTGCTACCGTATGATATACATTAATGCTGTTAACGGTTGTCTGAATGCGGATTTCCGGAATATCTGTTTCTCCAACAATGTCTTCACCAACAGACCATTTCGCGTAAGTTGTTAATCCAAATGTCTCACCACTGACGGTTAGTGTTTTCTTCTTGTCATCATAGGAAGATTCATTCGTAAACAATGCAGGCGTTCCATATTGTGCTGTGTTTCCGTAACTATCTCCGCTTCCGCCATTTGTGCCCTGTCCATTTACGGATCTATATGCCCAGGTTCCAAGTTTATAGAGCTCAAATGACTGGATCAGTGATCTATGGGCACTATAATAATCGGAAGCACTGAATCGTGGCAGATATTTTGCATTATTTCCGGAAACAAAGGTGTTAAATCCGCTACCATTTCCGTTTGCATCAATTCGTGTAAAATACTGTGCAATCTGAGCTTCTGAAGGAGAATTGACACCAACAACCTCTTTCATGAATTTCTTTATGGTGCTATAACTTTCGCCTTCATATTTTGCAATGATGCCGAGTCCATTTGCAACCGTATAATTACATCCGCCTGGGAAATACCAGATATCCATACTATCAGAGGATGCAATGTTTCTTGTTGTAAGAGAGCTGCGTCTGATTGTTGCCGGATAAGGTGTAGAACCACTGGACTTATCAGGTTCCAATCTGATGTAAGTCTGCAATACATTCCGCTCCGTTAGAGTTTCTGTTGTGTTTCCATTATTGTTGTAATCAGAACCATCAACAAAGGTAAGTTCATTGTAGTTTTGTAATACTTTGTCACTCTGAAAGAAATCAACCCAGCTGTATTTAAACCCATCACCCTGCCACATTTTCACATACTGATTCTTTGTATTGTTGACAGCTTGCGGGATCTGACTTGCAGTGTATTTTTTGCCAACCGGAACACTGTTTGTATGTGAATTCCAATATTCGTTTGCTTTTGATACGTTCCAGTTTGCAATTGTTCCGTTTTTATCAACACCTGCGAAATAACCATATGGTCTCACATTAAAATCATATGCTTCTGCTGTTCCTGCTGCTCCGAAAAAGTTTGTATACCAGGAATGACCTTCTTCTAATGCTTCTCCCATGTCATAGTTTGAAAATGTAAACTGTAACATGAATGTAGAACTTCCGTTAGCATCGTTCTTTGCAGCAGATGCCGTACTTTTGGATACGTTTGTTTCGCCGCCCTTTTTAATGATACTAATAAAACTTGCAGCACCTGCTGAGACTGCTCTTGCTCCGGTTACACTTGGACTGTTGCTTGACTGAGCTGACGTCTTTCCGATTCGTATCACTTTCTTATTGGCGTCTCCTTTTACAACACTATCTGTTGTAAACCCAGACACAACAGAAGAAGAATTGAAATGGTTTACTTCATCAAAATTAGACATATAAGGTGCTGATATCGTAAACTTCGTAACGCCATGCATATCATTCAGGTAAAGGTAACCAACAGAGTTATCATACCACCACCAGGTGTTCGCGTTGGAGATAACCAGATCGTCTTTGTGTTCTTCGTATTGTTTCAAGCAGTAATCAATAAATGGTGTCTTTGTTTCTGCTGTTTCTGTTAGATCGTCACTTAGTAACACATCTTCATCTGTGATTTCAAAAGAAGTTTCTTCTACATCGCTGTTTAATATCTGACTGCGTTCTTTGATCTCTTTCATATCATCTTCTGATAATGATAAAAGAAACTCTCCTACAAATGCATAATGAGTATCTCTTAAATACAGGTCGAGATCATCATCGCTTATATTCCTCCAATCAAGATCCATAATTCCTGGACCAAGATCTGTTTCCGTTTTCCCTTTCCACGTAACACCTTCTGTATGTGTGTGATCGAACATTCCGGAAGCAAAAGCATAATCTGCTCTTTTGTAGACATCATATGGGTTTACAATACCATATCCATAGTATTCATCCCATTCTGTATCATTTGGATTTTTAGCAGCAGAATTGATCAGTTCATCTGCATTTGCACCATCAATTCCCATAATATAAGCATACATGGAAGACATTCTGATTGCTGCGTTTGAGGTTCCGTCAACGCCATCGTAGTTGCCATACGTTGCATAGTCGATCGTACCTCCATAATTGCTATATTCTGCAAACTCCCCATTAATATCTACAGACGAAACAACGATTGCTTCCGGAATATTGGATGGAGTTATTTTGGCTACGTCCGTACTTCTGTTTCCGGCGGATACAATTACCTTGATACCAGCATCTGTAGCCTGTTTGATCGCATCCGCAAGCAGAAATGAACTCTCAGACACTCTGGCATTCATACTGATATTAATGATATCAACATCCTTCTCAATCGCATACAAAATACCTGCATAAGTACTTGTGATCGTAGCGAATCCGTCTTTGTTTGCTACTTTGATTGGCATTATGTTTACGTTATCGTTTGTCATTGAAGTAACGATTTCTGCCATTCTGGTACCGTGTCCGTTATCATCTTCTGTATTTTCTTGCTCGTCATCTACTGTATTGATTCCTTTTAGAATCCTGTCACTGTCTCCCGTATATCCGGTATCGAGGATTGCAATCGTAACCGGTTTTGTTGAAGCCGTTTCAGTATCAGTATCCATAATAATTGTATTGTCTTCTTGGGCTTCTGTGTCTTCGGTTACAATATCTCCGGAGATATCAAAAACAGCTTCATAAGAAACTGTCATATTACTGGAAACACATTCCGTATGCGCGTAGTAGGCTGCTTTCTCACTGGAAAACATAACAGCCTGCATATTCTCTGATAATGAGATAACGGAAAAGGTTATGTCTTCTTTGTCCGTGTCGTTTTGGTCGTTAATAACCTGACTTACTGCTGCATTTCCAATTGAGGTTGCTGTTTCTTTGTTTCCTTTTATAAGAATTGTCTTAAAATGAGCCTGTTTATCCTGTGACCAGCCATCTTCGTCATAAATAAGACTATGTAATTCATCAGCCTCTAATTCTCCATGGGTTCCCTCATTTAAGAATGCGAACTGTTCGGCATCAAAGTTTTCGTACGCATCATGATCGTATCCGTTTAAAATATCCGAAGACAGTCGTGCAGACTCAGATGCCATACGTTTGATATTACTTAAATTACTACTCGAATAAAAACACATTCCCGTGAGCAAAACAACAAACGCTCCGAGTATTACTGCCTGTATCCTTTTTAATTCGTTTTTCATAATCTATCCTCCAAATTGTTAATTAAAATGACATTTTCGTTTGTTTTGTATACTAAATATGCGTTTCCAAATTGCAGACAAAAACAGTCTTTTCATATCAGAAAGAACTGTTTCACATGTAACGATTATGCATATATAATTTCGTGAAGCCTCACACGACGAAAGTCGCGTGCTTCCCCATAAGTGTCTTAGACACGTAGTCTCTTTAGGAGACAGGGAGTGCGTTTCTACAGATACAGCCTGAACTCAGTTTTACTTATGCCGGTAAAGACATAAGTTCCGCATTCAGGTTAATAAGTGTAGCAAACGTGCAGGTGCTTCTCTTACTGCATTGAGGAACGTTTGCCTCAATGAGCAACCTTGAACTCTCATCCAAGGATTTTAAGATTTCCCGTATAAAATACCGGGCTCCGATGTTATACGATGCAGACAGGTCACAGTTATAGATTTTTCCATTTGAAAACCGGCAGAGTTCATAAGTCTTAAATCCTCCATATTTACCTCGGAAAACATATCCACTGCCGTCAAAAGCCAGTCTGGATGTATTCCAGGCACAAATGTGACTGACATGCATTCCAAGCCGGTGTGCTTTGTCTGCCACGATACGCTGTACTTCCTGGCTTCTCCATAATTTCAATCTCTGTTTTTTGGAACCTTTCACTTTGCCCTGTTTGTCCAGATGTTCAAAGACGATTACATCTGCATTGTACAGGACCGCGACATCCATAATAAACTGGGCAGTTTTCACTGAAATATCATGGTTAATACCTTTCGTTCTCGCCCATAATCTCGGAGTACTGGAATTACCATGTTGTTGTGCTTTCTTGATACGGTTAATGCTGTGAGTCAGAGAGTCTGTTTCTTTCGGAAGTTTACAAAAATGTCTTCCCAGAATAGTGCCATCTGCACACATAACAGAGACCGTTGCAGCAGTATTGATTCCCAGGTCTACAGAAACTACGGTCTGATCTTTTACCGCAGTATCACAAAGAGTAACTCTTTCCTCAAATGGGAAATCCAGAAACCATTCATGTCCACGTTTTTGAAGCGTAGGAGCACATTTCTTTCGTCCTATACACCGTCTTTCAATATAATCCATGTCAGTTTTCCGGAGCTGTACCGTGATCCAATCACAGGTATTACGGATAAAGACTTTAATACTTGCTTCATATGTACCGATTTGTTTGTACATATCAGTCCGGTACATGCATGGATAAGTAAATCCAGCTCTTGGAAAAGAAGGTTTATTTCCACGCACTTTTATGTCTGTTTCTTCCCAGTTTTTAAGATTACTCTTATAGGAAGATACTTTTCCAATTGCTTCGTTTATCGCTCCACGTCTTAAATAACATGGAAACTTATAGAACTTCTTATCGAAGCCTGTATATTTCACATCAGGATGATCTCCTGTGACATGGATCAGAGATTCTATGTAAGAAAGTCTGTTATGTCCTGTAAATACAGTAATGTCTTCCCATTCATTTAGACATACGGTGATCAGAAAATCTACAGCATCACGGTATACAGATACTGTATCTTTAAAGATATGATTGTAATGCTTAATTTTGATACTATATGTTGAGTATATCTGCATTCGTGATGTCTCCTTTCTGAATTATTCTGTCTTAACAATTAAAAGGCTCACATTTCGGAAACTTCGTCAGATTTTATAAGTTTTTTTGATAAATATCAGATTATTACTAAAACCGACTAACTCATGACTAAAGTCACGAGCATGCGTCGGGCTAATAGTCAATACTTTCTATCCTGTTGATATCAAATCCTTTGTTTTCGAACTCTTTTTGTCTTTCGTATCCCAAAACTTGTCTAATATGTTGATAACAAACAGCTGCGTTATATACCGGAACCATACTTTTATCACTAAATTGTCGAATCCAAGTATTCGAATCGACTTCCTTTGAACTAGTTCGTCCCAAATACTCTTTCAATTCAGACGTTGTTAAATCTAATGGCAGTAACAGAAAACATGCAATTACGTCTTCTGTTGTTGTATCTATATCTTGAGGAATCATGGTTGTATCATATATGCCTTCAAACATTGATTCTTCTCCTCTCAACAAATACTTTGCAATTCCGCGAGCTATTGCGTATCTTTGTGTTTTTGCATCCAATAATTTGTTAACAACAATTGCCATTTTTCCTTGTTTTTCTTCAATTAACCGACTAAGGATGCCAGTTGTAGTGCATGATTCCTGGTTCTCAAAGTCCAAGTAATGCACTTCGAATTCAATATGAGACGCAATTGCTTCTATATCTATTGGAAATACAACTGGTCGGTCACCATAAACTTTGCGAATTAAATTCATACAGTACTCTGAAAACTCGGAATATAATTCTGTTGTTGATTGCATTATTACACTTATTTTATCTGCTTTTGCTTGCATGTTGTTCTCCTATAATTTTCTTTCCTATTCTTAGTTTAGTATGCAATACGTTTTAGTCGCCGGTCCATCAGGATGCATGAACAGGAACCTATATATGTTCGAAATTGATCGATATCCGTACTTCCGGTTCCATATGTGCATCCGATCTCTGGCGCCGAACCCTTTTGCATTGATCCGTTTTTTAGCGCCTTTACAAGACATTCTCCGTATATCTTTCCTTTCGACACCATACGATCACGCCCCCTTTTCCAATCTCAAGTCAAGTATTGTCCTGATATCGTATTTTGAATGTGTTTTCTTCTTAGTTTCCGGGATTCGGATGCCCATCTTTCTGGAATCATTAAGATTTACACTCTTTTTGCCACAGGTATCCATAAATTCCAAGAATGTTTTAGCATCAATATAATACGTTTCCTCAAAGTCTCTGAAATTGATCACGATTCCAGCAATCGCACCAGCATTAGATGCTTTTACCAAGTTTTCAATCTGTCTTCGTTTGATTGGAGCATTCTTTGTTCCGAACCCAAGTGTTTTTTCTTTATGACTTTTTAATTCGAGCGCATACATCTGACCGTCTTCGCAAAGGATTATATCATAAGGGCTTTTAAGCGAAAATCGTTGTGTACTGTGATTCACATCAAATCCAAGTGCAGCGTCATGCAGTCTGCAAAAATACACATCTTCTGGAACGGATGCTTTAAAATCGTCTTCGAATACTTTTCCTACGTTCTTTGCCATAACTATAATTCCTCACTTTTCCGTTTCAAAATAAGCTGGATATGAGTTGGTTTCTGCATCTGGATACCAAAATCGTTTTCCACCTGGTTGTTGATAAACTGATTCGTATACAGATTCTTGAAAACAATCTCATAATTTCCGTTCGAGATAATATCCATGAGACCATCAAGTGTCAATGGCAGATAGTTTTCGTGTAATTCTCGGTTCCAGTTCTCAACATACCGGTACTTCAACAGGAAATGATAGAGATGATAACTGGTTGTGATCTTACCGTATACGCGTTCGTAATCATCTTTTTGTGCTCTATAAGTTTCGTTATTGTTGAGTTTTACAAGATCAAAGATATTTGCAGCTGTGTTTTTCCCATCAACTGTAATCATATCCCGAACAACAATATACTGAAATCCAGACTCAAATACTGATTTCCAGAATAATTCCACTTGTTTTGGATCCATATAACTGTATACTTCATGAATAACGCTGCTTAAGTTTAGTATACAATGTTTCGGATCCGCTACATTGTCTAATGCTGGGTATTGTGATCTAATCCAGGTGGCGTTTGGATTACGAATCAAAAATAACTCTTTAAATGCCACCTCATTATCGATCCCGACTTGCTGCCAGTCAATTCCTAGTTGACGCATTGCTTGAAACAGACATCCGTCAGCGCAGCCAAAGTCAACGATTGTGTCGACTGCACCTGTCGGAATCTGATTTAAGAAAAACAACTTTTCTGCCATTGATCCTTCCATACGTAACGCATAGTTTTCTGTATTTTTGATTGCTGTCACTGTGTTCATAAATTGATGATCCTTTCTATTCCGTTTTTAAGAATCGATCTTGAAGTTTATTTCGATTTCGCTTAAGTCTCACTGTATTACTTTTTACTTTGACTGGATTCCTATACATTTTACAATAATTCTTATAACAATTTAGAAAGTGTTTTAACTGGTCATGGTTACTTGTATTTACTAACTCAAGCATTTTCTTATTGAACCATTTACCAGGTTTAATGTAATCCAGGATAAGTTTGTTGTATGTTTGTGCGAAATCCATGAATTTACCCAACCGTTCCTGTTGCTGCTCTTTCGTTTCTCTATCTATAATTGACACACAATGGATTTGCATCTTTTTTCCGACTTCGCAAATGTAGAATCGAGATCTGAGATATTCGGTCTGTTCTGGTGTAAATCTACATGTTTTCGCCCATTCATCAAAGCTTTCCGTACTTGTAACAACAATCATATCTCCAACAAAATACTGATTGTTCTTTTCTCGGTGCGTAATCTTAACTGGTTTATCTCCACAGAGTTCTAAGAATCGCGACATATATTTTCCATCAGTCCAATTATCTAGTAAAATTGCTTGAACTGATGTACTTATATTACGAAACTTTGCAGGACCATAACCTCTAATATCATAAAAATGGTTGTATCCCATTTGTTTTAAGGCTTCGACACTTGTATATGTCTTTCCTGTATTCGTTTTTCCATGAATGAAAACACAGAGTTGGTTCACGTATACAGTTTCTTTTGCTTTAGACTCTGCACCTTGGTTATATATTTCTTCTAACATTTCGAGATCAAGTTCACATCGCAATGGAAATCTCTTGCTAAAATACCAATCACCAAAATCTCCAAACTCTCTTCCAAGCTCGTATGCCTGAGTTCCTGTCTCTGCAATCTCTTTATTCGTAACTTTCTTTGTTCTTACTGTTTGTTTACTCATTTTGTATCCCTCTTCGTATTGTTGTTTTTACGATCTCAATCTAAGTGAATAACTTACTTGCCTGTTATTAATAAGGCTCACAATCTGAAAAACTCGTCTTTCGTTCACACAGAATAACCGAAAGTCCTATACTTATCCTTAAATATGTGTAAACTATTTGCAAACAAAAAGAAGGCAGCCATAATAGCCACCCTCTTTCGTTTGCATTTATTCTGTTTTCAGTCGCCTTCCATAGCCTAGTACCGTTCCTTTCTCTGGATCCGATCCAGTTTCTGACGTCTGTTATCAGTACGTGCTGGTTTTCCACCTGGTTTCTTCTTATAAGTTTTGCAGGTCTGGCACTGATGACGGAACGTTCCCTCTTTGCCTAATAATGAATACACTGAATTTCTCTAGTTTTTGCCATAATCGTTTCCTCCTTGCGTATGTTTACTAGTATTTTGATATCTTAAATATGTGTTCCGTCACTGCAAACAAATTAATATAATCGGTTATTTTTCGAATATGCTCATAAAGGTAAACAGACGAATAGAATACACTCGTTCATCCCATATTTATCGTATACAAATAAACAATCATAAAAGGAGACAAATCAGGTTACTGGTGTGCCTCCTTTTTATTGTTTACAGGAACAATCACAAAAACATTTTAAGGAGGATTAACACCAATGATTAAGTTATTTAATGCAAAAACCACTTTTGAGGAGGCAGTAGAGATTAGCCGTACTGTTTCCGACCTGACCGAACTCGATATGATTCAGATTTCAGCTCTTTTTGTTGCAGCAAGAAGCACAGGAAACGAAATCCTGGAAATGAAATGTCGTAACCGGTTAAACGAATACAGCCAGACAAAGTCAAATCTGAAGTACATCGTAAATCGTATGTACGGCAAATACGGAGTTGACGAATTGATGTATCTGTATCAGCAGTATTCGTACGATGAAATCTACGACATGATCAGTCCGATGGTTTCCGATCTTTGGAATGAACTAACATGGAAATTCGTTTCCGGTTATCTTGGTGATACAAGAGCAAACCGAAACAATTTCTTTTACGGTCGTTTCTTAAAGATCAGAATCAAAGGTCTGTACTGCAGATTGATCGGCGAACTTGCAAAAGAACGCTATCCAAAGTTAACATTCAGCATGTTGAGACAGTATGTGAAACTTCGGAAGCTAACAAGCTACCGGTTCATTATTTCTCGTCATACAAACAACGAGTTGAATCAGATCTTGTTAGACGCTGAGACAGAAACCCTGTCAATGAAACGTCTCAACCAGATGCGAGTTGCTTTTGGATACGAACCAGAGATCGAAGAAATTCCGTTAAGAGAACAGCCTGCATGGAAAGCTGCTCACAGGAATGAAAGAGAATTCTGGAAGAAGACAAAGGCAGACAAGATCAATCAGAAAGAGCAGGACGGTTTTATTCTGTATCTGAAACGTGATTTCGATTTTACGGATGATGAACTTGCAAACCTTGTAAACTGGCTCATGATTGCCAGATATGAAGGTCGTGTTGGAGATGACATTCCTGTATGCGAATCACTCAAGAACAGATACAAAGGAAAGAAAGGTGGAAGAATAACAGAACCAAACTACATAAAAGAGATGCGTATCGAAATCCTTATGAACTGTGATACCGATTTCGTTTCCCCAGTGTTTATTCATACATTGGAGTCCGGAATTGGCGGAAAAGTCAGAGGACAGATCAACGCACATCTCGCAGCCTAAATTTTAGAAAACACTCATGGGAATTCTCTTTGGAGATCCTGTGGGTGTTTTTCTTTACTTGGGCTGCCTTTACCGATTGTAAATTTTGCTTTACAAATTCTCGTAAACTGAAACAAAAGAATGCACCTACTAGAATCCCATATGAGATACCTATGAATAACCACTCCCATGCGGTATTTACATATCCTATGGAAGTGGTATCTTCCTAAGATATAGGTACCAGGTTGTAGTTTTCGTGTGGTCGTGACACTTACGTCTTTCGATCTGTCCGAAAACAGATGTCCGTACCTGCACATGCTGTTCACACAGCATCTATTCCTCTTACGGAATTACTTTTGGGATTCAGTTCGTGGAATCCTGACACTTCTGGTAATGCAAGGAACTCGAAACTTTCTGTTCCGTTCCATGCATCCGGCACTGCCTTTCTCATGATGTTCGCAGCTCAGTTACAGTCTGCATTGATGACCAGACCGTTACTGCATCTGTATAACCCTCTTTTGATGCGTCTTCCGGAGAAATCTGCTTTTTCATCGTCAACACCGTATACCGGAATGTAATCCATCGCTGTGATGTCCGCCCTGGATGTATAAGATTCTTCCTGTGTGATAACAGCGATACCTTCCCGTTCTGCTTTATAGGTGATCATGTTCTTAAGGAGTGAAAACGGCATGGAAACGAAAACCTGGTTATTCTGTGCACCCATGCTGGTGTTTTGTTTCCAGAACTTGTTTTCTCCAAGAATGATCGTTCCAGCTCTGTGTTCCATGCAGAAACGGATGATATCCCGGCTGATCTTGTGACACTGGTCATTGATGAAATTATGGTGGTTGACACTGATGGAATTCAGTTTCCTTGAACTGGCAGTGTATCTGTCATGTCCTTTTGTGATGATACTTATGGCTGCTGCCCTGGATTTATGAAACCACTGGCAGTCTGAGAGGACAGCTCCGCCCTTGTAAAGCTTAGATGAACCATCATTGCATACGATAGCTGCGAAGTTGTCGATACCAAAATCTACAGAACATAAGTATGGCAGATCATGACGTAACGGTACTTCCGGTTCTTCCAATGTCAGAGAGATGATGTATCTGTCATAAAACGGAATGACTTTTACTTCTTTCAGTACTGCCCTGCTGGACAGGTTTGGAAGATACAATCTTTCAGGTACCAGTGGCAGTTTGAGTAGAGTCCCATGATCTGTGAAATACAGTACCGCATCCTGGTTGGATAATGTAAAAGTCGTAACGCCTGATCTTTTATAACGTGGCATCCTTGGTCTGCCGAGATATTTCTCAGGATGTTTCTTATAATCGGACAGTGCCTTAAGCCAGTCTTTAAAATCCTGTACTGCCTGTTTTAAGACATTCTGTGCTGACTGCATGGGAAGTCCTGCCAGAAAATCAGGATTATCCGTCACGCGCATCAGTTTCTCAAGATGACAGTATGAGATGACCTTTTTGACATGGATGGAAGGAAACTGATCTTCCAGTAACGCAACTTCAGAAAATACCTGCGTTTCATTGTCAGAACGGTTCTCCTTGTCATATCCGGTAAAGATCTGTCTGATCCGGAAAAGAGCAGCATTGTATAACAGCTTTGCATATTCTGCATTTCTGTCACAATAATCGAATATGTAATTACCACGAGCCACCTGGGACTGCATAACACGATAAGCCATGACTTCTGCTCCTTTCCTTGAAATATCGTTACAAACAGAATAAGGCTCACTTTTATGTCAATTCGTCAGTTTTGTAACTTTTTCTTTGCAATTTACGACGAATTATTATATTTGTGAACCTTGTTCCATAACAGTATAGGTCATTCACTCACGCCCATGCGGTGTTTTACATCCTATGGACGTGGTACTCTGACCATATTAATAGATGCATTCTTTGCTTACGTTTACAAAGTCTGCTCTGCATACTTTCCGAGATCTTTTTCTGCCTCGGTTTTCAGTGTGTAAAATCCGCTCATGTAATCCATTTTCGATGTCGATAACGCTTTGAATACGCATTCTGCCAAAATCTGGTTTGCGTCTTCTTTGTACATATTCTGAATTTCATCAATGCCGTCATCGAAATACATCATCGCGACATTATTAAGGTAATTCAAACTATAGTTTGCGAGATCGATACTCGTTGCACAAGCTACATACCGGACTTCAAAGGTTTTCATATCAAGCTGAGACCGAACTTCGCCGAATACGAATTTAGTATCTGAGTACTTCTTTCCTATAAATCCGGTTTTCTTGTCCTCTTTCTCCTGACAATTTACCTCTTCCTTACCCTTATCCTTTTCTTCAATCATTCGTTCCATGATTTCGTCCATCTTAATTCGCAACTGTTCTGCCTTTGCGAATGCTTTTGTGATGTTTTCTAAAGTATCCGCATTCGAAGAAAAGCCTGCATAAGTGTATGCTGCAATACCGTATGCATCATAAAAAAACGTCAGATTAAGTTCGCTGCATTCGAATTTCACTCGTTTTGCATACATACCTTTGTACCAGGCAGTTTTCGCAATCTCATCGCTGCTTGAGATTACTTCAAATTCATCGATTTCCTCTGTTAACCCGCACTCTTTGCACGCAAGACGCAAAGCTTTTTCCTGTAAGTTAACGACGTCATCATGAACCTGTTCTCTTTGTTCTAAATAATAATCTTCTGGTGTCATAATACTTCTCCTTTTCTGTGTTTTGTTTTGGATACTATAAATATGTGCCGGGAAAGATATCTGCAAAACAAAAATAATACCTGTGGGCACCCATTATGAGTATCCGCAGGTATTGTTCAATGATCATTAGCGATCGAGATCTTCGTCAGCGCATTCCAGGTCGCCCGTTATCAAACATTGCAAATCGTCCGTCCATACAACAAAACTTTGTGTAGAAGTCTGCATCTGTGCCGGATTTGGTCCCTGTAAATCAGAATCGATGTCGTCTGGATTCACTTCCATATTTTTCACGTCCTGGAAGTGCTGACTATGTTCTAATTCTTCGTTCGAATACAAAGCTGTCTCCAATCGATTTAATAATTCGGCTGATGTTATTTCTGGTATCTTAATCATGATAATTATTCCCCTTCTCAATTTGTTACCCTAAATATGTGTCGGAAAACAAAAACTTATTTCTAACTTTTCGCTACACCACAATTTGTAATCGATCTAATCATGCTGGATGGACACTGCCTGTGTTTCTCAAATTCTGGTTGCTCTCCATTCAATTCACTTTTGATATATTCCTGCATCGCTCTCAACGCTTCGTCTTCAGATGTATATTCTTCTTCGATCTCGTATGGATCAAGAGGAACTATATATGGAATCCATGAATCGGCGATCACATAATTAGCTTCTGAGCTAAAAGTCTCTTTGACTTCCTCGATTCCACCAGGATAATACTGTTTCAAGATGTTATCGGTACGATCTATCGGAGCTCCACTGATATTGATATCATAATCAAAAATCCCATAAAGTTTCTGTACAGGATCCCCACCAAATCGATACCGAATCCCACAAACTCGAAACCTGGTTTCATCGATCTTTTTGAATATTACTTGCAGATTTGTTGGAGTCCAGGATGGATCAAGTGCTATATTCACTTCTCGTACGCTAAATTCTTTTATTTCCATAAAAACTGATCCTTTCTGTTCGCAACATGTTTTTGTTTCCGGTTGTTCTGATTTCTAACTTCCAGAGCCAACATAATTTACACGTGTTTTCGTTTGCTTATGATAAGGCTCAAAATATAGAAATCTCGTCACCGGAAACGAAATGGTTCTGATTCAATTTTGGCATACATGCAAAACAATTAACCGAGAATTCCAGCCCTACTTCTTAAAACCTGATCTTTCTTGCAACAATTGGATCTTTATCCAAAGTCGGACACAAAATAAGCTCATCTTCATGTGGCATAACACGTAGATCAATCATATAATTTAGTGAGGATTTGGCATCTTCTGTTGTAATTCCGGCTGCTTCTGTCAAAAATTCGATCGTTGGTTTATCATTGGTTCCTAAACATACGATTGCAATTGCATTACAAAGGACTGTATTATAGTCATCGGGATGCTGCATTTTCAAATTCGTGATAGACTGATAAATAAAATCAACACTCAATTTGAATCGACGTGCTTCAACACAAAACAATCTGGCATCATAAAAACAAAGACTTGCTTCATCCATAATCACTCTTGTCATCGGGGCTTTTTCGTCATACATCATTGTATACCGGTACACGAGTTCATCTAAAAAGATTGATTCGTAAACACTTTTTTCAAACCAGTCCGTTTCCACAAACAAAACAGTATTTGTTTTATGCATAAAGTCATGAACAAGACTTGAGAGATCGATTGTGTCTCCTGGTAATAATTCGTTAAGTCTGACCATCAAACTCATAATCACAGATTCTCTGACAGCCGAAGACAGAGATCGAATTGATTCTGACCAATAAGCAACATCTCCGCTGGTATCCCCAGATAGCTTTTCAACAATATTCTTGTGATTGCATTTTTCAGGACGGTCAAGAAGTACCAAAATGATATCTAAAAGAGCTCTCTTTTCGGCTTCCAAAAAGAATTCATCTGTCTTTTCGTCATCAAAAAGAAATTCGTGAGCATCAAACATTTTGTTTACAAATCTCTCCGCATCCGCACGATCAGTAATCAAAGAGAAGTAATCGATTGGTCTTTTGCTTAAGTCGATCTCAAATGTTTTTCTTTCTGTCATACGTTCGACAATATTTTCGGCTTCTGATTTTCCCATATAGACGATACAGTTACTATGATGATCTGCGGTCATAATATTGGGCTCGATATAACTGTATTTCTTCCCGGAGCCCGCTGCTCCGAGTACTAAGACATTCGTATTTGTTTCAGGGCTCAATGGAATTAATACATCTTTTCCGAGCCTTTTCGTTGGACCGCAATATCCACTCGGTAACTGATAGGTTTTAAACTCATAATTTGGTTTCTTAGGTGCACGTAATATATTTTGCTTTTCCTGATTTCTCTTTCTGCTAAATAAAATCATAATCTATATTCCTTTCTGTTTCGTTGTTCATTGTTTTTGTTATCCTAAATATGGATAACGAAAAAGCAAAGGAAACAGAAAACTGTGTTCAAAGGTTGAGATAATGGTTTGGTTATAGTTGAAAAAAACAGACGATGGATTCCGAAAACTGCATAACATGTCATAATTACCATCTTGGAACCGCACATAGGTATTCAATAACAACACTAGTGCAAGTTTTGATACGATTTCTCGAATACGAGGTATAGGTTCCAGAGACTGCAGAAAACATTTCGATTACCACTCTGGAACCTATTATTAGTATCACTGGAGTTTATCTCACGTGACCTGTACTCCAAAGGAGTGGGATTCAATAACAACACTAGTGCAGATTTTGATACCACACCTTACGGTGTACAGTTCACTCGAAACAAGTTCTCGTGATACGTTTTTAAGAATACGAAGCATAGGTGCCGAAAGCTGTATAATACACTTCGATTACTGCTTGGAACCATTCATAGGTATTCAATAACAACACTAGTGCAAGTTTTGATACGAAACTAAGAATATAGTTGTATAGGTTTCGAAAGCTATAGAATACTCTTTGATTGCTACCATGTAGCACATATTTAAGATAACAAATCATTAAAACTCAAGGAGGAAACTATATGAGTACATTCAAACCAACGTGGGAACTGAAAGTTGCTGATGCTGAAAAGCCGGAATTAATCGGACAGCTCATCGATATTTTTGAGGACTTCCTGGACGACAAAGGAATCACGACTGATGATATTCCAAATCCAGAACGAGAAGAGGAAGACGACTGTTCCGCTATCATCTATGGTACCGATTATGATGTTCTGGCAGATAAAATTGCTTCTGTCTTAGGTTTCGAACGATAACAAACAAAAATTGAGACTGGTTAATGCCAGTCTCTTTTTGTTCTTGCTTATTTGTGTTCTCATATTTTGGGCGCTATATATAAGAAAAACCTATAATCAATGATGTTCAATACATGTTTCCTATAACTGGAACGCTTAGTCGAACATCAAAATGATGGTTTCGAAATGTTTGCGTCCGACAAAACACATATTTAGTACAACCAATAAACAACACAAAAAAAGGAGAACAAAAACATGGCAAAGAATAATTTAATCGATATTGAACTTATTAAACAGTATGTTGATATCACAGAAGAGGAACTGATGATGCGTCTTGTAAAGGATGCCGTTGGTTTACAGAAAGAAGCCGAAAGGAACAAACGCCGTAAAGAAACGGAAGATAGACTTGCTGATCCAGACTTCCGGAAATATGTGCTTATGTTCTGGTGCGACTATAAGTACATGTCCCAGTATTTCACAGACGATGAGATTGTTGCAGCGGCGGCTCGTTATATGAGTAAATCTAGTCTGTCAACAGAAATCGCTGTTCCGGGAGTAAGACCAGAAGGAGAACCTATTGGTTACTGTACTGCTATTTACAAAAGTCAGGGATATTCTGAATTTACAGAATATAAAGGTTCCTGGGCGCGTAAAGTCCGGAAGCCTGCGACTTTTTATATTATAGCAAATAGCTATCAGTGTGAATCTGGGGATGTTTCGAAGTACTTATTGATGAGACGCTTACCATACCTGAAAGATTGTTTTAAGATTGACGTGTACAAAGATTTCAGTTTCAATGACTGGATCTATATTGGCTTTCCAGAGGAAACAAAAGATGGAAAAGTGATAGCACATTCCCTGTACACTCCTATCTCGGCTTTGATGGGGAAAGATGCACAGGCAATTATTGACTGTCATCTGAAATACTGGCACGATTACGGTTTCGGTAAATACGACGCCAGAGAAAAGGAATTCATTGAGCGTGATGACGTTCAGGCGTTCCTCAAGAAAGTTGCCGAATAAGTTCCTAAACCTGGAGAAAGACATGCAGCGATTGTTGTGTGTCTTTTCTTTTGTCTCTTTCGAGCACATATTTAGGATACCAAATAAAATAGATCAAACGAAAGGAGATCAAAACAATGGGTAATATTAATAAAACAGGACTTGGTAACTCTAATGACGGAAATGATGATTTCAATCCAGCACCACTTAACATTGAAGATATCATGCAACTTCGAATCACTAAAGTAACGCTTCGAAAGCTGTATTTTGATTACGAGGATCGGCATTTTGCGATTATCGATGTCAGTGATTTTTGCAACTCTTTACTGTACTTCTATGAGCGAATTTTCACAAACGATTATGGGTTTGTGAATATGAGGTTCATAAACTCTACTGACAAGTCAATTCGTATTTCATGGTTTATCAGAGACGTATCCAAACGTCACCCACTTACTATAACTTATAGTAATCTCGATCGTGAATATTTTGCAAAGGCTCTTACAGAACTTGGATTTGCGACCAGTTTATACGAAGACGAATGGGCAGAAAAGAAACAGAAGATCGATGATATCAAAGCAGAAATTGCAAGACTTAATGACCAGATTAAGGATATCAATGATGAATTCTTTAAAACATCTGGTCACGGTTCAAAATCCTACACAGATGAGACAATTAGAGCTATGATACTTCCGCAGATTTTGGGAAGAGATTTCCCATACATGAAAGATTATGATCATGTTTGGGAAGAAAAACCGATTTCTAATCCTAATTTGCGCTGGAATGATCCAGAAAGGTATACCGACATGATTTCTGTTGGATTCCCAGAAAAATCTGAAAACGGGAAAACCACATACCATCGTCTATATGTGCCAATCAATGCACTTATAAACAAAGATGCATTATCAGTTTTGTACTTTCATCGGAAATATTGGAAAAAGTACAATCCTGATACAACAGAAGCCGAGAATCCAGTCTCCAGACGTGAAGCAACGACAGCTTTGGATATTACTTCTCATTCTTACAGAGAGGCTTTGGCTTCAAAATCTGACCTCTCCTTATTTACAGATGAGAAGGAAGAAGAATTCCTGAAACGTGATGATGTACAAGAGTTTCTCAAGAAAGTTGCCGAGTCCAAATAAATTGTAAACGCAAAGGAAGACATGCAGTTATTACTGTGTGTCTTTTCTTTTTGTTATTTCGCTTTCTTCAATCCCATATTTAATACAACAAATAAATGCATACACATTCAAGGAGGAATTGAACATGCGTATTTTAAAGAATGATACTGCAGACTTCAGTATCGAAATCAAGAATCTTGACAACCTTTACATTGCAAAGGTGACCGAAAGTCATATCAGATTTGTCTATGATGGAAAGCGTTATATTCTGTCAAAAGACGATTCGGATGACGAGTTTATGACTCTTTATAAGGTAGTATCAAAAGATACTCTGCGTGAAATCAGTACGCAGATTACGTCTCTTGATATCTGTCTTCTGGTCAGAGATTCATCAAACTCTGATGCAAACAAAGAGTATTTCGCAAGAATGCTTACAAAGTTAGAGTTTGCCACAGGTATGTACGAATCTGAGTATGCTTCTAAAAAAGCAGAACTCGAACAGATTCATGCGGATATGATGATGGATCTTGACTCTGATTTTGATCCCAGAATAGCAAAATTTCTGGGAGTCAGAATAGCAAAATTTCTGGGAGTCTGCTGTTAAACAAAAGAAATTGAGCCTGCTTTTTAGTGGGCTCCTTTTTGTGTCCGGATTATTGGACTCGATATTATAAAACTAAATAAAAAGACACGAGCTGACGCCCACGAAATACCTGGCTACGAAAAGAAAAGAGCCCACCATGAAGGCAAGCTCTTTCCTTTTATGCACCGATCATTGGGTTGACGTATGTTACGCCAATGTATACGCCGCCAGCGATAAACACAAGCAGCATACCAGCCGTCAGCAAACTCTTACCAAGAGCCTCTGCATCGTAACTATATTTGATACGACAGACTGCTAACAAAGCGACACCGATGATTGATAAAATAGCTCCAACGGTTAATAAAAATAATAACATTTTAATTCCTCCTTATATGTGTACGTTTTGTTTGTTGTCCTAAATATGTGCTTCGTTCGAACACAATTACAACAGATACCGTAATTTTGTAGCCGATCATTCGTTGCCCTCTCTTTTTGTGTCCGATTTATTGGACACTATATATAAAATCAACTTCAGCGGACACGAAATAACGGCAACAAAAACATCCGGCTACGAAAAAGAGCCCACCATAAGGCAAGCTCTCTTCGTTTTCATTAATCGTTGTTATCCCAATCCGGTAATTCGATGGTCTTTTCTGCATCGACAACTTTCTCGTTATGATACCAGGATGTCCATGGATTGTACGTCCAGTATTTATCTTCTTTGACTTTCTGATTCCATTCAGAAACATCTTTGATTGCTAATATTTTTGCAGCATCATCGTTTCCTGCATCCGCAATCTTTACTTCGTTAAGCAAAGCGTTGTATCTGATCTCGTTTTTCATAATCTTTGAGTCTGTTCCAATATGAACCCAAACAAAGATGATAAAGGAAACGAAAACAACCCAAAACGCAATGGATGATAACCTTTCTGCTATTTCACCAATGCTGGTAAACATCGTTTCTGTGTATACGATATAGAAAACAATCATAGCAATAAGTGCGACTAAAAAGATAAGCATAATAATATCCTCCTTTTCTTTGTGTGTAATTGTTGGTTATCTTAAATATGTATTTCGTTCGGGTTTAATAACAATAGGTACACTGACTGTGTAACGGATCATTCGTTGCCCTCTCTTTTTGTATCCGATTAATTGGAGATGAAATAACGGCAACAAAAACATCTAGATACGAAAACATCTTGCTACCAACCAAAGTATATACATCCGATAGCAATGATAATTATCTCCAATATAGCGACACCACGATCTTCAGAACCAGATAGAATACCAAACAAAATAGTTCCAACAAGCAAAACACCAAATATAGCATCTAACATAATATTTTCTCCTTACATACGTACGTTTGTTAATAGTTTATTTTCCTATCATTAATAAGGCTCATTTTTTGAAAACTTCGTCAGATTTCTTAAGATTTCGGATCCGTTTCTTCTGTAACCAAAAGAAAAAGAACCCACATATTTGTATGCAGGTTCTTTTCTCTTTTTTTTCTTTCGTTTTTGGTTAGATTTTGACGGATCCTATTCGTTCGGATTCTCTAAACCGAGCGCAGACCAGTCGTCGTCAGTTCCTTCGTTTTCTAATGATAAACGATATGAATCGATATCAAGAATTGCATCGACCATAACATAGGAGTAGTTCTGATCTCCATTTTCGTCCTCAAAGGATAATCTCATGGTATTGTATTCGCCATGGGCGGAATTGTAATACGATCTAACACGTCCAACATCTAATCCATTCTTATCGTACAGACGATTAATTTCGTTGTCATCTGGATTTTGATAATAGATATGCCATGTGTCATCGTACTTTACAAAAACCGGCTCTAAAGAATTAGATACTGATTTTGAATCCGCTCTCTGCTCTGTTATTTGAGTGCTTTCGTTTGAATTCTCGTTAAGATCAGAATAATAACAGCCGGTAAGATACAAAGACATGATCAGGACCGCTAAAACTAATAATCCTCTCTTGTTTGTTACATTGTGTTTCATTTTTGTTTCCTCCTTTTCGGTGTGTGATTTTTTTTTGTTATCCTAAATATGTAACGAATCATCGCACACAAAAAAAATGGAAACAAAAAGAGACCAACCAATCGGTCAGTCTCTAATGTAAGTTTAGTCTACTTTGATATCGGTGCATCTGTAGAAAATCTCCGGATCAAAGTTTGGGAGTTCTTTAATGACATTTTTGTCTTTTTCTGACAGGTTATCCCACCAGTTCTGTCTATCCTCGATTGACGAGTAGTAATCATAGTGATCATCTTTCCCTTTATACACGGTAAGTGAAATATCGGATAATAAAGCTCTTGCATCGGATGCAAACCAATCGATCGGTGCCCAGTCTGATGGTTTATTAAAGAACCTCATCTTTGATTCTGTATCCGTATTGAAACAACCAAAATTGAACGAAGAATAATTCCAATCTCCAACATTTCTATCTCCCTTGTTGTTATCACCTACGTTACTGTCTCCAATGTTCTTGTCTCCTGTGTTTCGATTTCCATAGTTTTCGCAACCTGTATTTTTGTATCCAAGATTTCTATCACCAGAGTTTCTGTGTCCAGAATTTTGATCGCCAGTATTGCAATTTCCCTTATTGCAATCTCCAGAATTACCAATTCCGGAATTATCAAGACCTGTGTTAACAGTCTGTAATACCTCTTCCCAGGAAAGTTCGCGTACGATTTCAAGCTTATTAGTACACGATTTTTCACCATTTGTTTTGATATCTCCATAAGCAACCACTTCAGCAACTTTGTTTTCTGGGTTAAACGAATAATAATTAAAACAATCTAATAACCGGGTACAAAAATGCATTCCGTGACCACAAATTTCAATTTCTCCTTCTTCCTCGAATTTACCAGGACAAGTATATTGCTTTGGTTTAGCTCCTGCTGGTCTACAGGTCCAATTCGAATAAAAAACCTTGTATCCACGTACGGGTCCACTCATCTTTGTTACTTCACTCATTTTGTTTCCTCCTTTTTATGTGTGTTTGTTCTTTGTTATCCTAAATATGGGATAAGACTGCTGCACACAAATACTCTGGAAACGAAAAGAGACCAACCAATCGGTCAGTCTCTAGTGTGAGTTTAATACACTTTGATTCCCGTACATCTATAAAAGATATCTTCATCGAAATTTGGAATCGCAAAGATACATCTCTTTTCAGAATCATCTAATTCATTCCACCACTTTTGAGCCATATTACGATTTTCATCCTGTGAGAAAACTTTAAAGTATCCACCTGCTGTTTCATAACTTTGGTTTACTTCTTTTTCTTCGTCAGTCATGTCCTCTTTATCTATCCATTGAATCGTTTCCTTTGGTATACTCATCAATAGCAATCTTGCATCGGATTCTAACCAATCGTAATAAGTCCAATCTGATGGTTTGTTAAACAGCGTCATTGTTGGTACTTCTGTGTTAAAACAACCGGTGTTGTAAGAAGATGCATTCCAGTCACCGGTATTAAAATTACCAATGTTGCAGTCTCCTACGTTATTACTTCCATAATTCCAGTTGCCTGTATTCATGTCTCCGTTGTTATTATCTCCAACATTTCCAAATCCTGGATTATAATCTCCGGTATTTCTATTGCCTGCATTTTGATCTCCGGTGTTTCTATGACCAGCGTTATAATCACCAGCATTGTTGTATCCGAGGTTGCGATCTCCTGTGTTAAACCCTCCAATATTAAAAGCTCCTGTGTTGTGACTTCCAGCATTACCAGATCCAGTATTACTATGACCAGTATTCTTACGTCCTGTGTTGTAACTTCCGGCATTATCGTTACCGGTGTTAGAAAATCCAGTGCAATTATTTCCAAGATTGGTAAGAGCTATCACTTCACTCCATGGAACTTCACGTACGATTTCTAACTTATTGGTACATAATTTGTTACCATATTTCTCACTTTCACTTATAAGAACCTTCCCATAAGCAATCACTTCGGCTACTTTGTTTTCTGGATTGAACGCATAATATTCAAAACAATCTGCTAATTTTTGGCAGAAATGCATTCCATTATGGCAAATTTCAAGTTCCCCTTCTATTTCGAATTTACCAGGGCACGCATATTGCTTTGGTTTGAATCCTAACGGATCACAGGTCCAATCTGAATTGAATACCTTGTATCCGTGTATTGGTCCATTTGTCTCTGTCACTTTACTCATTTTGTTTCCTCCTTTTTTTTGTGTGTGATGTTTTTGTTATCCTAAATATGTGTCTGATTTCTGCACACTAATACTCTGGAAACGAAAAGAAAGAGACCTCGATTGAAGTCTCTTCCTTGTGTTTTAACTAGTTTGTTTTTGTACACTCATGATATCTTTCTCTTAACATGTCTGTTGCAATCTGTCTTGCAGTTTCGAATCCCTCACAGAATCGTTCATCTACAGCGTCGATATCTTCCTCATCATACTTAAGGTCACGCATAATCTTTTTGATATCATCAATTCCTCGCTGTTTTCTATGACGACTGTTATATACAGGCATTTTGTCTATAAGCATAAGGTAATCAGGAATACGCTTCAGTGTTTCACCTCTATCGATGTTTTCACTGTCGGGTTTTTCGACTACGAGTTCGTTATTGTCGGATACATCTGTTTTTAATACCCCTACTCTGATTCCGGTACATTCGTAAAAGATATCAGGATCAAAGTTCGGAATCGCTTTAATGGTATCCTTCTCCGTATCCGAAAGATTATCCCACCAATATTGAACACGACTACAATCATCCTGTATTTTTAAGAATCCACCTGCTGTTTTATAACTTGGATGCCTGTCTTTTTCTTTTTGAGACATATCTACTTCGAACACCCAGTCAACATTGAACCCAGGCATCTGGTTTAACAAATATCTTGCGTCCGAACAGAGCCAGTCTTCATAAGTGATGTTTGACGGCTTATCGAACATCATGATCTTGTGCTCTTTTACATTGAAACAGCCAGAATTATTAGATGACTGATTCCAGTCACCTGCGTTTCTGTCTCCAAAATTATGATCACCACTGTTTTTACTGCCGGTGTTATTATTTCCGGAATTGTATTTTCCTGCATTTTTCGATCCTGAATTATAACTTCCTGTGTTTTTGCGACCAGAATTATAATTTCCAGAATTTTCATAACCTGTATTTCCTGTACCTACGTTATAGGAACCTACATTACCGCTTCCAATATTTTGACCACCTGTGTTGTTACTACCGAAATTGTTATTTCCGGTATTAAAGTCTCCAGAATTTCTGTGTCCGCAATTATATGATCCAGAATTTCCGTTGCCTGCATTTCGATTTCCTGAATTAAGACCGCCTGTATTCTCAAAACCGGTACAAAGATCACCCATATTGACAAGATGCAATACTTCATCCCATGAAAGTTCGCGAATTATCTTGAGCTTATTGGTACACGATTTATTACCATCTGTTATAACTTTTCCATAAGCAACCACTTCGGCTACTTTGTTTTCAGGATTAAAGCTATAATAAGAAAAACAGTCCGATAAACGTGTACAAAAATGCATTCCATGTTCGCTGAGATCGAGATGACCCATTTCTACAAACTTTCCAGGACATGAATATTGTTTTGATATCGCCCTATCATTTGGTCTACAGGTCCAATCCGGATAAAATACCTTGTATCCGTGTATTGGTCCGTTTGTTTCTGTCACTTTACTCATTTTGTTTCCTCCTTTTTGTGTGTAACATTTTTATTATCCTAAATATGTGTTTGGCTGCGGCACACAAAAAAAATCGGAAACAAAAAGAGACCAACCGATTGGTCAGTCTCTAGTTTGTGATTAATTTACCTTGATTCCTGTACATTCGAAGAAAATATTAGGATCAAAGTTTGGAATTGCTTTAATGACAGCTTTGTCGGAATCCGAAAGATCATTCCACCATTTTTGTCTACCATCTATGTTGTTAATAACCTTCAGGTATCCACCTGTTGTTTTGTAAGTTGGGTAAGAAGTCTTCTCGTCATCGGTCATACAAGCTTCTTTTTCCCATTTTGTTGATACGTCTGGCATACTGTCTAACAAAGCGCATGCATCGCTATCCTGCCAGTCAGTATAAGTCATGTTAGAAGGCTTATTGAACATTATGATTTTGTGTTCTTCGGTGTTGAAACAACCAGAATTGTGAGATGATTTATTCCAGTCTCCAGAATTAGAATCACCAAGATTCCGATTGCCTGTATTTTCAGCTCCCAGGTTAAAATGTCCACTATTAAGATCACCTGTGTTATTATCCCCCGTATTACAGTTACCAATATTTTCGTCACCGGTATTATAATATCCAGCATTTTTACATCCAGTGTTATTACTGCCTGAATTTTCATAACCTATATTAAAATCACCTGAATTACAATCACCAGAATTCCAACCACCGCTATTATAAGAGCCAGTGTTTTTGTTTCCTGAATTTTGAGATCCTGTATTATAATGTCCAGAATTTTGGTTTCCAGAATTCCAATATCCTCTGTTATCATCGCCAGTGTTGAAATCTCCAGTATTATAATCTCCAGAATTCAAATTCCCAGCATTTTCATTTCCAGTGTTTTTTAACCCAGTACAGTCATTGCCAGTATTAACAAGATCTAATACTTCTTTCCAGGAGAGCTCCCGCACGATTTCGAGCTTATTTGTACATGACTTATCACCATCTGTTACGACATCACCGTAAGCGATTACTTCGGCAACTTTGTTTTTACTGTCAAAGCCATAATAATTAAAACAGTTTGCTACTTTTTGACAGAAATGCATTCCGTTGCCACAAACTTCGATTTCTCCTTCTTCCTCGAACTTGCCTGGACATGTATACTGTTTTGTATTCCCGCATGGACTGCAAGTCCAGTCCGGTCTAAATACCTTATATCCGTGTACAGATTCATTCTTTTTGGTCTCATCACTCATTTTGTTTCCTCCTTTATGTGTACTTAATTATTTGTCTTAAATATGGGACTGGACTGCTACACACAAAACATCCGGGAACAAAAAGAAAAGAGACCTCATATGTGAGATCCCTTGTTCTGTTTAAAGCTGGTTTTCGATTGCTCTTAACGCGCTATACAAAATACGTCCTTCTTCTGTGACTGTAAGCACGTTCATATACGGAATTGTCGGTTTTTCTAAGTACTGTTCCAACTCTGTTCCTGCAACCTTATCAGACATCTTGTAATACTTGTTTGATAATTCGTCGTAATTCGGAAATGGTCGTGATTCGATCTTGAAGATATCACTCCAGGAATCCTTTATATAAGGTTTCACTTCATCGTAACCACTTCTTTTCTCCAAAAAGATATGTTCGTTTTCTTTGATTGCATTCGTACAATCTAAAACCTCAAGAGCATCATCTGCCTTCCAGATTTTATCAAAACATTCAATTGCTGTTCTCGGCTGTGTTTTGAAAAATTCATCAATCTGGTCAAACATTGGGAATTCCCAATCGAAAAGACTTATCATGCAAAGCATTTTTAACATCTTTTCCTGATTGCCTTCTCTTAATCCATATCTCTTCTTGATTTCTTCTTTGCTCATTCTTATCATTTTTGTTTCCTCCTTGTTTGTGTGTCCATCGTTATCTTAAATATGGGATAAGATTATTACACACAAAGTAACCGGAAACGGAACATGTTTGCAACTGAAAGAAAGAGCCCGAAATGTCTGAATTTATCAAACATTTTAGGCTCTATACTTTAGTTAATCTTCTCCGTACATGCAGATTTCGCACATGTACTTACAATTAGCACAATGTTCGTTGTACCATCGCCTCCAGTCTTCCTGTGTGAGTTCGTGCGTTACGTTCGCTTTTGTCCAATAATCTTGATACATGAAATCGCAACTGTTGGACATATCTTTTTTCTCTGGCATACTTGTTTCCTCCTTGAATTGTGTGCGTTGTTCTTTGTTATCCTAAATATGGTACTAACTACTGCACACAAAAATACCGGAAACGAAAGAGAGACCAACCAAAAGGTCAGTCTCTGATTTTTGTTAGGACTCAAGCTGTACATTTACACCAGTACATTTATAGAAAATGTCTGCGTCAAAATTCGGAATTGAAAGAATTGTCTTCTTTTCAGAATCATCTAATTCATCCCACCACTCTTGAACCATATTACGGTTTTCATCTTGTGAGAAAACTTTAAGGTATCCGCCTACTGTTTCATAACCTGGATTTAATTCTTTTTCTTCATCAGTCATGTTGTCTGACCAAATCCATTCAACTGTACGATTTGGAATATCGTTCAGCAGATGACACGCTTTACTTTTTAACCACTGACTATAAGTCCAGTTTGATGGTTTGTTGAACAGCATAATTATTGTTTCCTCTGTGTTAAAGCAACCATTGTTATAGGCAGATAGATTCCAGTCGCCAGTATTTCGGTTTCCAATGTTTCGATTTCCGGTATTATAATTTCCAGAGTTATAATTTCCAGTATTACTCTTTCCTCTGTTATTGTTTCCGGTATTATTATTTCCTGTATTTTCATAACCTGTATTGCTATCTCCTACATTCTTGCGTCCAGTATTATGATGTCCAGTATTTTGATCGCCAGTGTTGTAATCACCGTCATTGTAATTACCTATATTATAATCTCCTGTATTTGACTTCCCGGTATTATAACATCCTGCGTTATAATCTCCTGAATTTCTGTACCCAGAATTGTAATGTCCAGTATTATCATAGCTGCTGTTATGGTTTCCTGTATTATGGTCTCCAGTGTTATGATCTCCTACATTTCCGCGTCCTGAGTTGTAATAACCTACATTCCGGTCACCCTCGTTGTCAGAACCAGAGTTATAATTTCCAGTATTACATTCGCCTGTGTTACCAATTCCAGTACAATCCTTGCCGATATTAACAAGACTTAAAACTTCTTCCCAGGAAAGTTCCCGAACAATTTCAAGTTTGTTTGTCCAACATAGCGTACCATGTTCACTTTTTCCAATATCGCCGTAAGCTATTACTTCGACTACATGAGTATTGCTATCAAACTTGTAAAATCCAGATTTGAAATAACCAATTGGGTTCGTACGAAATGTCATTCCCCGTTTTTGGACATCCATTTCGTCGTCTTCAAATCTAGCTGGACAAGTATATTGTTCCTGTGCATCATGTTCTCGCGGATTACAGGACCAGTCAGGATTAAATACCTTGTATCCATACGCTCTGTCACTTAATCTTGTAACATTAATCATTTTTCGTTTCCTCCTTGTATTGTGTGCTTTTTATTTGTTGTCCTAAATATGGGACTAAAGAACTGCACACAAATACTACGGAAACAAAAGAGACCAACCAATCGGTCAGTCTCTAATGTAAGTTTTATTCTACTTTTATTCCGGTACATTCGAAGAAAACATCAGGATCAAAGTTCGGAAGATCTTTAATGATTTCCTTGTCTTTATCTGAAAGTTCATTCCACCATTCTTGATTATCCGAGAACGCTTTTGTGAGATACCCACCTGCTACTTCAGCTGCTTCACTTTCAGTGCATTCATTCTTTTCCTCATCTGTCATTTCCCATAAATAGGACCATCTAATAATTGATATTTGATTCAATAAAGATCTAGCTCTTGATTCAAACCACATTCTGTATGTCCAATCTGATGGTTTGTTAAAAAATGTAATCTTTTGTTCCTCTGTGTTAAAGCAGCCAACATTCAGTGAAGATTTGTTCCAGTCTCCAACATTGTTATTCCCAATATTGTTACTTCCTGTGTTTCCATCCCCAATATTATTATTACCAGCATTCCAATCACCAGAATTCTCGTTTCCTGTATTACAATCTCCTGTGTTCCGATTTCCAGAATTATACTGTCCAAAATTTGTATCTCCTGTATTACATTTTCCTGTATTAGAGTTGCCGACATTGCATGTTCCACTATTGCTATCACCAACATTATAATCTCCACTATTGTGATGACCAACATTTCCAACTCCAGTACAATTATTTCCAATGTTGACAAGTCTCAAAACTTCTTCCCAGGAGAGTTCCCGAACGATTTCAAGCTTATTTGTACAGCATAAGTCGTTAAGATCCTCAATTATTACATCTCCAGAGGCAATCACCTCAGCCACCTTGTTATTCGGATTAAATTTGTAATAACTAAAACAATTCACAAGCTTTTGGCAAAAATGCATACCATGTTTGCATAACGAAAGTGGACCTTTTTCTTCAAACTTACCAGGGCAGGAATACTGTTTTGTGTTATCTTCTGGACTGCAGTCCCAATCTTCTGGGCTACATGTCCAATCTGGATTAAACACTTTGTATCCATGTACAGGTTTATTTCTTACTTCTTTTCTCATTTCGTTTCCTCCTTTTATATGTGCTTTTTATTTGTTGTCCTAAATATGGGACTAAACTACTGCACACAAAAGAAACGGAAACAAAAAGAAAGAGACCTCAATTGAAGTCTCCTCTTTGCATTTTTAGTCCGCTCTGATTCCTGTGCACTCGTAGAAAATATCAGGATCAAAGTTCGGAATCGCTTTGATGGCATCCTTCTCCATCAGAGAAAGATTATCCCACCAAGACTGAATAAGATCCAAGTTTTTCAGTCTTTTCAGGTAACCGCCTGCTATTTCATAAGTCGGATGCAACTCTTTTTCTTCATCAGTCATATCCTCTTTATCTACCCATTCGACTGTTCTTTTTGGCATCTGAGTTAACAAAAACCTTGCATTGGATTCTAACCAATAACGAAAAGTCCAATTCGATGGTTTGTTAAACATCATAATTGTTGTTTCTTCTGTGTTGAAACAGCCGGTATTAAAAAATGATTTGTTCCAGTCCCCGGTATTCCAGCTGCCAATGTTACAGTTACCAGAATTATGTTTTCCAATATTCCAGGTTCCGGTGTTGCTGTCTCCACTGTTGTAGTCACCTGTGTTGTAATTCCCTTCATTACAATCCCCAGCATTCCAGTCCCCATCGTTTCTGCCTCCAGCATTACCTTTTCCAGCATTAGCACATCCAGTGTTACAGTTTCCGGAATTACGACCTCCAGTATTATAATCACCTGTGTTGTAATTTCCAGTATTACTGTCACCAATATTACGGTCACCGGTATTCCAGTCTCCTTCGTTACAAGCTCCAGCATTCCAGTTCCCAGCATTTTCGTTTCCCGTGTTACGTAAACCAGTACAATTTTTTCCAACATTTACGAGGCTTAGTACTTCCTCCCATGGGACTTCACGTACGATTTCCAGCTTGTTAGTACACGATTTGTTACCGTCTGTTATAACATCCCCATAGGCGATCACCTCGGCAACCTTGTTTTTGCTGTTAAATTCATAATAATTAAAACATTTGGCAGCTGTTTGACAGAAATGCATTCCATGTTCGCAAATTTCAAGTTCTCCTTCTTCTTCGAATTTACCTGGACAGGTATACTGTTTGCTTGAACCCCCGATTGGTTTACATGTCCAATCTGGATTAAACACTTTGTATCCATGTACAGGTTCACTCATTTTTGTTGCTTCACTCATTTTGTTTCCTCCTTTATTGTGTGTGTTTGTTATCCTAAATATGGGTTAAAACCATCGCACACAAATACTTTGGAAACAAAAAGAGACCAACCCCAATATAAAGTCGATCTCTAATTTGCTTAGCCTTCCATAGTACTATTTGAAATATCGAGGCTGGCTTTCAATGCATTCATCAGATTTCTAGCAATCGCTTCTGCCATATTAACTGGTACTGCGTTTCCGATCATTTTGTATCCATTATTCGCATTTTCATACATGAATTCAAAATCATCCGGAAACCCTTGTAGTCTTGCTACTTCTCGGACGCTCATTCTTCGATACCGATCTTTAGCACCCGGGACAAAACAGTACGAATCTTTTGATATCTGCTGCATTTTTGGTGCGTTTGGATGTATCTGACATTGGCGTCCGGATGCCTGCACTGTAAAACCAGGCTCATCCCAGCTGCGGACACGGTTTCTGGACATAAATACCGGAGAATAACTATCAACATAATATTCATGGTTATTAACCGCTGCAGGATTACGTTTGTTTCTTGCAAGTGTTGGAACAGCATTGTCTCGTAAATCCCAAATAGCATCCTTCAGTGTTACAATATGTTCTGGATCTCCGTCTGGAAATACAAATGAAATATCAAGATCAGTTCGGATGCCAATATAGAAGATCCGTTCTCTCGTTTGCGCTAATCCATAGTTACAAGCATTTGTTTTATATACGGAAACGTTGTAACCAGACTCGGCAAACAAAGAAAGGATCCGATCAACCGCATCCGCATGTTTCTTTGATATCATCCCGGGAACATTCTCAGCTACAAAGAATTGTGGTCGAAATTCCCGGAGCACACGAATGTATTCAAAGAAAAGCTGTCCTCGCTTATCTTCAATTCCCTTTCCGGCTCCGGCTACTGACCACGACTGACATGGTGGTCCGCCTATAATTCCTGCCAATTGTTCTCCTGGTTGCAACTTAAGATAGGGTTCAAGATCTGATTTAGTTACATTTCTGATGTCGCCTTCAATTAGATGCGTATTTTTATGATTTCGTTTGTACGTTTCCCAGATTGTGGCATCGAATTCATTGGCGACCGAGATTTCGAAACCAGCACGTTCGAACCCGAGATCCATTCCGCCACATCCGGAAAACAGGCTGATAATTTTGTTATCCATATAGTGCATCTCTCTTTCTTTTTTTTAGATGCACTAAATATGGGTTCCAAAGAGGGTAAATACTGAATACAATATACAAAACCGAAATATGGGCATACAAAAAGAGCCACCTCATGGATGACTCTCTTGTTTCCCATTATTCGACGTCGGTTAAATTGTATATGACAGTGCCGTTATCATATGTTTTGACGATAAATGTAGCCTGCACTGTTTCTCCATTTCTGTCTTTGCAGAGATCGTATATCTCTTTTGTCCCAATCACATATTCTTTGTCTTCGTATATGATATACGTAGCCCAACTTTCAGGGTGCGTTATATAGGTTGTCGTATTTCCGATCTTCATTGGAGTTTGATAAAAACCGCTATGATATGTATTACTGATTTCCGCGTTGACCGTGATCGTTTCTGAGGACATAAGTTCTGCGCACCCGGACATGGTGCCAACAAGAATGAATAATGATAAAAACAAGACTACAAAACGTTTCAATTTGCTCATAAAAAGACCTCCATACACCCGTTTTCCATAAATATGGAGCAGAGTGTAGCAGATTAATACATTTCGTAACCAAAAAGAAAGAGCCCGAAATACCTGAATGTGTCAGATATTATGGGCTCGATTCTTTCGGTTACGATTAAATATTCTGTTCCCGCATAATTGCTCTTACAGTTTTCGCAAGCTCTGGATCCAAAACCGGTTCGTGTTTAATAGCATCGATCTTGCTCTTTACTTTTGAAGCAGAATTTGAGTTAACAAAATCAGATACATAGTCCTCGATTTTCAATCCATCTTCAGATTCAAAGTTTAAAATAAATCTCTGGATCTCATGAGTTTCGTATACATATGTATCGTTTGCCAAATCTTCGATAATAGCCTGCAGAAGCGAAAACTTTGCAAACGTAGCATCGATACTCTCTCTGTCTTTGCGATATTCGTACAGTTTCCAGATATCCATGAATGATTTCGAAGAACTGCCATAATTGACTTTGATATCGAAGTTGAATTTACTTGTTTTGTGTCGTTTCAAATACAAAGTAAAGTACTCGATATCTTCAAGCAGCAACGAAAGTTCGTCATAATAGTTCAAAGTTGCCTCGTCTTTTGTCATCCCGTTTTCCATTTTTGACTTTTTGATAAGCTGTTTGATTTCGTTTACATCCATATCATACATAATAGTCTCTCCTTTTTGTGTACTGATTCGTTATCCTAAATATGGATCAAAAGGCAGCATATTAATATATTCGTAACCAAAAAGAAAGAGCCCGAAATACCTGAATGTGTCAGATATTAGGGGCTCGATTCTTCCGGTTACGATTAAATATTCTGCCTTCGTAATGTGCGCTTTAGATATCGTAACTCTGGGTTCTAACTCTTCATCTAAAGATGAGGGAGTCCTTGATTTCGATCAATTAGAGATCATCTCCTGGATCAAAATCTTCAGTTCCGTCTGATAATAACGGTTTGTTTGGAACATCATTGATTTCGTCGCCCACTGATGAGACGTCGATTACTGGATCTCCACACAAATAATCCTGCACTGTTTCAACGACCTTATTTAAGGCGTCCAAATATGCATTACAGTCTGGTGCAAATACCAGATTTTGTGTGCCCTTATAACATACTGCAACGTTCTCTCTTGTCAGCACACCAGTCACCGTATACTCTCCATCTTCTACGGTTTCCATTTGATTCTGCAACAGATTTCCGATCTCTTCCATATCTCCGCACAATCGGATGTGAAAATGGATACCGCTTTCGTTATCCGTAAAGCTTGATTTGATCAGTGTGTCTTCAGATCTTTCTACGTTTTCTTCGTATTCGTTCTGAATATAGGTGCTATTGCGATGATCACATCCATTGATACTTAATGATTCGTATTCGACTGTACCTGTTGACTGACCAAGATCAGCCATCAAAGCAGCGAGTGATTCTTCAATCTGTTCTTTCTGATCCTCGCTCATGTTTCCTTTTATGTTTCCTTTTAGAACGACACCGACTTCTCCGCCATCAGGACATCCCCATGCCCGATTGTAGACAGCGGCAGCAGGTGCTACACCAACTTCCGAGTAACCGGAAAAACGCTGTCTGATGAAGGGAATAGCTTTTTGGATGGCCAAATCTGGCGTAAAATGGACCGTATTATCATATCCGGGATTCACACCGAGCATTACAGACCAGCGTGTGATTTGGTTTTGGTTTTGAGTTGTTTTTGATGCCATAAGTTTTTACATTCCTTTCTGATTATTGTTAGTATAAATATGGGATGAATCAACGTATTGAATACTCGTGATGCCGTAGTTTTTATAGCCTTTTGATCTACCTTTTAGCCAGTTTTTGATCGTTTGTCTTGAGGTATTTAATTCTTTTGCCAATGATATTCTATTATCATATTTTATTTTGTTTCCATCTTCTTTTGTAACAACAAATGGTTTGTATGGTTTATGACCTAACAATCTCGAATGTTGCTCATTTTCATTTCTTGTTACCCATTCGAGATTACTTACATCATTATTTGTGATATCAGTATCCAAATGATTTACTTCTGGAAGGTTATATGGATTTTGTATAAAATGTGTCGCAACTAATCGATGTCTAAAAAATCGTTGTTTCTTCGGATTGTGATTTTTATTGTATAAACAAACACGCATATATCCAACACTATTTTTGTCACCTATAACCAAATGTTTTGTTAATTTATTTCGAACATCTCCATGTTCATTAATCTCATAATATTTTTCCCAACCAATAATATCTTTCCACATTTTTCGATACTCCTACTTTATGAGCTATTTTTGTATGTTTCTTAATAAATATGAGTAAGTTCTAAACATGGAAATAACAAATATGTCGTATGCAAAACAAAAGAGCCAACCAATCGGCTGACTCTTTATGTTTGTATTACATTGATTTACGATCTTTAATCTCTGCCATCTTAGCATCATTTAATCTAGTCGCTCCATGAACTCTCGAGAATGCGAGATATCCATTCATACGATCGATTTTTGTGATATTTCGGCTACCACATTTTGGACACACATCTGCCATATCAATCTGTTCATAGCCACAATCATCACAATAGTTCAAAGCGAGGTTTTCTCCTTCATAAAACCCAAGATCCATAGCTCTGTCAATCAAAGTTCTCATTGCTTTTTTGTTGTAACCAAGAGGATATCTGATGTACTGAATCTTACCACCATTACAAAGATTCCAAAATCTGTTTTCTGAATCCTGTTTTTGAATTGGAGTAATATCTTCAGTTACATGACAATGGAAACTGTTAGATACATACTCCTTATCACAAACACCATCGATAACATAATCTCCATCTACTGTGTGTCTGACTGTGTATCCAGCCGCTTCAAGCTGCTCCATATTTTCACGAACATACTCACGCATCTGCTTGATCTGCTTTCCACAAAGACTTTCTGCCGGTGTACCATAAATTGCATATAAAATGTGATCTTCCTGCTTGTATTCGTTAACTTTGCGATTGATGTGCTGTAATACTTCAAGTGCAAACTCTCCGTCTTCAGCAATGGATTTACCATTATAAGCCTGCTGTAATTCATTCAAAGCCGTGATTCCGAAACTGTAGGTTGTTGCTTCCATCAGTTTTTTTGACTCTTTTAACTTCTGCTCTGGTCGTAAGTTACCACCATAGAAACCACCCTGTGTGAATCCAAGAGGATTAATGCTCGCTCTCTTTTCACCAAGGAATGCTTTCGTTTTGATATGTAACTGTCTGATCATCTCAAGATAGTAATCAAGTTCTTTCATAAAATCAACGCCACGAGCCTTTGCGTCTAAGTAAATCAATGGAAGGTTCAATGAAATTGCCCCAGCATTAAAACGTCCTTCGAATACAGGTACATCGTTTTCATCTGCTGGTTCAAATCCGCCTCTTTCGTAATACGGACTTAAAAACGCTCTACAGCCCATGGGTGATACGACTTTTTTGTATTTTTTGTACATGCTCGGAACATATCCCTCGCCAGAAAGTGATAACCAATCCGGATACATTGTTTTTGAAGAACACTCGAATGCAGCTTCATACACTGGACCTGATCCATTTGTTTCCTTGTCATACAGATATACATATTTCGGGAATAATACAGGTCTCTTTTTACCAGGAGCTCCCTGACCTTCCATATGTACTTTGAACATTGTTACATTACATAGAACACCGAATCTACTGGTATTTAATCCAGATGTAACTGTTACAAATGGGTAGTCGCCCCTGCTGGATCCAACAGTATTAAATTTCATTTCCCAGCCCTGGAATCCCTGTCTGAATTCGTATTCAACCTGCTCCATTGCTGCTTCTTCTGCTTTTTGTTTCGCTTTCTCGATATCAACGCCAAGTTCTTTATATTCCTTCATCCGTTTCTTATAAGTTTTCTCATACGTTTTCTTTGCGTATGGTTCAAGTAAGAAATCTATCTGAGGAATTGTGAATCCGCCATATTGCTGTGAAGCTGCTGACAACACAATATCTGAGATCACATCAAAAGCTACATCCAAAGTGCCAGGTTCGTTGTACCAATCGTTACCCATCTCAAATCCATTTTTTAGCAGGACACCCATTAAGAATAAGCAACAGTTTATGGTAAAAAGTCTCTTATCCTTGTCGTGAAGATAAATAAAACCTTTTGCCTCTGCGGATCTTTCAATCGCGGTTAAAAACTGATTGATATACATCTCTTTACCAAATTCCGATGCAATCAACGCATTCTGTGTTGAAACAAGACTTGAATCTTTGTTTGCGTTTTCTCGATCACCACGATACATTACCGTTTCTGCAAAATTTGCTACGCGATTCATCATCTTCGCAAACTGAGCTTTGAAGTCACGATACTGTCTGTAACTTTTTGCAGTTACCGGACTTGCATCATCCAAAGCCATTTCGACAAATGAGTGTAACTGTTCGACCGTTACCTGATTAAGAGCTTTCGATGCAATAATATCTTCTACAATTTCTACTACCCGATCTTTCTGAGTATCCGACAATTCAACACCAACTCTTGTTGCAGATTTTTCAATTGCTGCTTTGATTTTTGCCGGCTCAAAGGCTTCAATTCCTTTGTCGCCATTTTTGATAACTGTAATATTTGTACTCATATTTATTCCTCCTTTTTAACAAAGGAATCCGCTATGAGTATTCGGACTCCTTTTATTTGTTTATATTTGTTTCAGTTTAAATATGGGATGAATGCTTACAAACTCAGATCATCGATATCATCAATATCTTCATAGTTATCATCTGAAGTAATCTCCTGATCCTGTAATTGGTTTGCATTGAAAACACATTCATCCATTACTGAACCTTTTCGGTCTTCGTACTCATATACACTTGATGTACTTTTCATAAAACCGTCCTCTTTTCTGAGAACTCTTTGATTTGTCGAACCTGCCCATTCATAATTAACGTTGAGTTTTTCCTGCACAAAAGGACCGTCAACAAGCACGTCAATTTGTGATAACAAATCTTGCATGAAAACCGGATCCTGCTGCTGCAGTACTTCTTTTGTGTATCCTGTATATACCCAAACAGTTTTATCTGGCATTTTATCTTTGATTTCTTTTATGAGATTCAACGTTTCATCACGATTGAAAGTTGCTAGTGGATCTCCGCCAGAAAACGTAATTCCGTCAATATACGGCTTCCGTAGAGCTTCAAATAATTCCTGCTTTGCCTCACTGTCAAAAGGGATTCCACTGTTTTTATCCCATGTTTGAGGATTCTGGCAACCTGGACATTGATGAGTGCATCCGCTTTCAAAAAGAACAACACGAATACCGTCTCCGTTTAACATATTGTCCTTCACAATGTCATGATAATTCACAATAAACACCTTCCTTATATTCATAGTTGTTTTGTTATCTGTCCTAAATATGTGTTCTATGTCTCTTCGTTTTCGCTTACATTGGCTCAAATGTCGGCATCCCTTGTATGTACCCCAGAGCTTGTAACCGATCCATTCCGGCGACTTCCTGGTATTCACACCATTTCTTTTCATGTTCACACATTCGTCGCCACTCCTCTTTGGTCACACTCTGATCTGGGTACGATTGAACCGATGCCGCACTTTTTCTCTCCACTTCTTTTTGGTCCCGGATATCTCGTTTGCTCATATCTTTTCACCTCTCTTTCTGTATACTTAAATATGTGTCCGCAAGAGTGCAAACAAAAAGAAAGGGACCAACATAAATTGTCAATCCCTTCGTTTTCCTTATTTCATTGCTTTCATAATAACTTTTTTGATATCTTCGTAAGAGCAACAACACCAAATCTCGTCACCGTTTGGTCCGCCAACCAAAAGTTTTAAATACACTCCTGGTATTCCATCTTTGATTCCTTCATAAATGTATCCAATGTTTGAAACGTTTATCATAGTTCTCACATCTTTCTCCGGATACACAATTTCGATAAATCCTTTCAGAGCTGTAATCATTTTGAAATCCTCCTTTTATTTGCTTATATGTGGTTTTGTTATCCTAAATATGTGATGAATACGCATACAAAAAAAACGGCTATATTTCAAGCCGTTTTCTTTTATTTTACAACCATTCGTTTTCGTTAACAGAACTTATATCCAATGATTTCCCATTCATCGTTGTCGATCTGTTTGTAAACCGGTCGGACACAAAGTCCATCTTCTTTTATGCCAAATCCAGTTCCTGAAATGATTTCGTCTACTTCCCAGCACTGTAAATACTGTTCTCCATTCCAACCACTGAGAGCGATCGGTCTCCCTTCGACCTCTACGATTTCGATGTCTCTGCTTCCTGTCCAAGTTCCAAGTGTTTTCATATTGTTTCCTCCTTATTAATCTTTCCAAAAACAATACAGACAGTTATGAGGACATTTCTTTCTTGGTGTTAAAAGTTCCGTTTTACAGGCAAGACAATGACATCCGTGTCTTCCTTGTGGGTTCTCAGGAAATGTACCATCATATTTAATTCCCATAATCTGCAGGTCCTCTGTACTGATACATCCTTTAATCCGGAATGTGGCTGGGAATTTATATGCGAGTATGTCCTCTGCGCATGTATCAAATTGATAAGGGTACTCACTTAATGCGTTTCCGACAAGATTACGCTGATCATCAGATGGATAGAAACTTCCACCATACATCGGCGTGAATCCAAGTTTTTTATAACGTTCCCGTACATGCGGATACTCATCCACGATTGAAATACGATATCGGATCTCATTTTCAGGCAAACCTAATGAATGGTAGTAATTTAACATCTCGGAAACTCGCTTGACACCCTTCTCAGTTGGGAAAATAGGATCAATACGCAATACCATTCTGCTTGCCGGAAATCCAGACTCAATTAATTTCTTCATCTGTGCAAGCTGCTGTTTGTAGTCCGGAACATTTGGTTCCATTCTTGTGTGTCCCCATCCGGTACATGTACAATGCACTACGATCGGGATCTCACTCATGTGGTTTAAAACCTTTTTGATGAATGTGTCGTTTAAGTTCTTTGTTATAAGGATGACTCCATCGATTTCCTTTAATTTGTTTTCCCATCTGAAGTCGACGCCAGCATCCCCATACTCTGTGATTCCAATTTTCATGTTAATCCTCCTTGTTCTCCTTGTTTTGAATATGTTTTTTATTACTCTAAATATGGTTTTCTGGGAGCCAAACTAATTTGAAAACAAAAAGAAAGAGACCAACATTCCTGCTGGTCTCTGGTTTCTATGTCTTATTCTGTCTCAATCGGTTCCATTATTCTGCCTTTTCGTCCTTGTTCGAATACAGAATACATATAATCACCGATGAAATCTGCAATCTCATTTCGGTTTACACATTTATTTCCATGCCTCTCGTCGTATTCCACGTTCGGACACAGATGTTGCAGCCCATATTGGTCACACATTTTGTTTATCTGATCACAGGCTGCGATTGCCGTGTCCAAACAATCTGCTGTTTTAGATTCGAGTTCCTCAATGTATACTGCATATCGTTCCGGAGTGATATGTTCCTCTTTTGTCAATGTAGACGCTATAGAACGCCCGTACGATTCCTTATAAACCGCGTCAAAATAGGTTTGTAACATATGAAACCGCGCATTTACGAATGCAATATCTGATTCAATTTCATCGCGGTCAAAGTTTCGGTTCATAATTGCCGTAATCAAGTTATTTACACTAATCATTTCGTTTCCACCTTTCTCGAGCCTCATTTACACCCTTCTATAATATTATATACCATAATAAGGCTCAAAATTGCGGAAACTCGTCATAATTCTCCAAAATCATCGTCATCATACTCGACGTCTTCCATAGAATCCCCACCAGCATCGTCATTGGTAACCCCACTTTTGTATTCGAACTCTCCGTATGCATTTTGATCCATGTCGCCTGAATTGTATGCATGCTCTGGATTTCTGCCTGCATCTTTCGCAATCTCATACGAAACATCAAGCGCCGGGCGGTCACCATATTTCATCTCGTTGTCAATGATAAGCTGATCCATAGTTCTGCCTTCACGTCCTTGTTGAAATACGGAATACACATATCGACCAACAAAATCTGCAATCTCTCCTCTGTTTACACATTTCTGGTTGTTGATTTGATCGAATTCAACTTCCGGACACAGATGTTCGAGACCGTACATATCACACTGACGATTGATCTGTTCACAGGCTGCGATTGCCATATCATGTGCGTGTTTTCTTTTTCCATCAAGATTAACGACCATATCCTGATAGGCTTCTGGTGTCATCATTCCTCCGTGAACTAATGTTAACGCAGTAGAGCTACCGTAAACATGTTCATAAACTGCATTAAAGTATTTCCGAAACTTATCAAATCGTTCGTTTACAAAACTTATGTCTTCGTTAATATATTCCTGGGAATAATCTCTGTTTGCAATTGCCTTCAACAAGTCATTTACACTACTCATAATGGTTTCCTCCATATCTTCATTTTTCATAAATATGTGCGGAGACCTCCCTCTGTATGGCAAGAAAAAAAGACGCCACTTGAATAAGCAGTGTCTTTCCTTGTTTGTTAAAGTTCCTCAAAGTGATCCATAATGTATTCTGCCGCTTCTTTCGCAAATACAGAATCATCTATGAACTTGCCAAAATATGACTGAGTAATGACGGATCCAATCGGGTTTGGTTCAAAAGTAAGAACCTTTTTGTCATCAAGTATATCAATCACAGGCAATAACCCTGTACTTAATACAGGAGTGAACTGTGGAAAGATAATATCCATTTCTGGTCTTCTGTATATAGAATACACGAATTGAATATTTCCTTCGTCGTCTCTAATCAGGTATTCCTTTTTCTTTTCTTTCGAATGCTTTTCGTCAAGTTCGATATTCTTCTCATCAAACATAGCATTTCTCCTTTCCTCTTCTCTTATTTGTATTCTAAATATGTGTTGCGACAAAGCAGCATGAAAATTTTATATCCCATGGTTAGTATACCGTTATTGTTACCAAAAGAAAAGAGACCACATGAATGCGATCTCTATAAATCCTCTCCGACATCAAAATCGTCTGTATTATCCTCTAGGTTGTTTGTTTCTGGAATATTTTCTGATTCTTTTTGTCTTTCATGGTACATTGATATCGTTGCTCCGTTTTCGAATTCGTAAGTCATATCAACCTTTAATGCATAGTTATTTGCAATTGTTATGGCTCTTTCTTCTGGAAATCCATATGATGTATATAAAGCAATTGTCTCTTCAACCGTTGGAAGTAAATCTATATTTACTAACTGTCTGTTTTTTATGTTCTTAACCATTTTTTCTTCAGAATCGTAAAAACTTGTAATTGGTTGCTGCAATAAGCTTAATCTTGTATGAACCGTTGATGATTCTTTGAAAAACATACTATTACCAGAGTCATATATTGGTGCTGGACCTAGATATTGCATTGTGTTTGAATCTCTTAGAATACCAAAATTTCCAAGATGTTCGTCTGTATTACTGATAATGAAATCTGTTAACGTCTGATAATCCATAAAATCACTAATTTCTTGAGCTTCAATTCCTAATTTTGCACATATCCGAATATAGTTATCATATAATGATTTGTCATTTTGCAATTTCGATCCTTCGATAACTTCATATGCGGATACTAATTCAACAGAATCGTTTGTAAATGCATCGCATCTACAATAAAGACCATTATCCTCTGTATGTCCAGCAAGATAAGGAACATAAGGGATTGTCGTTTCTTGTAAATCATGCAAATAAGTTGCAAAAGCCTCATTTATCGCCTGCTGTCCAAAATACTTATAACTTTCTTTCACAAGCGTTGGAAATTGTGTTTCGATATCCCAATATTTTTCCATTTGTCCACCTAATGCGGCATTCGAATCATAAGAAGTTGCATTGTGATATGGAACTTTATTGTCAGAAAATGGATTCATACTTGATAACTTCACATCTTCATATTTTACATCCATATCCAGTGGTCGAATCCAATAAGAATCTGTCATTGATAGAGCAAGATTTTTTGCCAGATACATTTTTGTATTCGTACATCCAGCTTGTTTTAATACTTCCTGCATCATTTTTCGAGAAGCAGGAACAGCTCTCCCTTCCCACCAATGTTTCATTCTTCTCGTATCTGCATTTCCCAAAAACGGTGATAACCCACTTCCGTTGTCTTTATATATTTTTAGAGTCCCTGTTTCGTCATCGATAATTAGACTTCCACAAACATCATTTTTATGCATTAATGCGTATTGACTCATAGCAATGCCTCCCATTCTCGTTTTTCATTATCATAATCTTCAATCATCATTTCAGGTACTTGTTTCCGATAACAATCATATAAATCTTGACACATATTTTTTAGAGTGAGCAACATTAAATCTTCATTATTATCTAGTATATGCAACTCTATTCCACTATTCGTTACTTTCCAATAATATCGATATCCAAGATAAGTTCCTTTTCCGTTTTCGAGAAAAGCAATGTTGTTCAGAATCTCATCTATATTGCAATTCAAATATAAACTAAGCTTATATACTGTTTCTGCTGCTTTGTTGTTAATATTTTTCTTATCATTGATCAATTCATTCAATGTTGTATATGGAATTCCACTCTCTTGACTGATTTTATATATGCTTTTCCCAGTTTCTTTTATTTTTTTCTTTAAACGGTCATTCATTGATTATCACTCCTTTGTGTTCATTATAACGCAATTACGTTATATGTCAAGTAAAGGCTAAAAGAAAAGAGACCACATGAATGCGATCTCTCTTCTGTTTTTTAGTTATGATTCCTTATCTCCCAAAGTTTGATACCTCTCATATCGCAGATGAATCCCAAAAGATCCGATTTCTCAGAAAGGAACTTCTCATACTGGCGACGTTCTTTAATATCTACAGGATCCCATCCTCGATCTTCCATAATTTCTGCCTGGCTCCCGAGACAAGCATCTACAGAATCATAATACGCTTCTTTCAGTTTCTCATCTGACATTAATGCAGCTTCCTGAAAGATCATGTTTTTCTCTGATTTCTTCATATTGTTTCCTCCTCCTAATATCCGATATATACCGGAAATCCATCAAAATCGTAGTTTCCATACTCTGTTTCGTTATCCATGTCTTCGATTACCTCAGATACATTCCGAATCAGGTTATCATAATCGTAATCTAATTCTTCAGCAGCATCCAATGAAATAAAACCAATAGCACAACTACTGTTTGCCTGCACTTCGATTGGAATTACCTGTTCGCATTCGAGCCTACCGACGAGTTCTGTGCTCTCTTCTATTGTAATCCCTTCGTCTAACGACTTTTGAACGAATGCGGCTTTTGGAATGACACGATTTTCTTCGACCTTCGTTTTGTCTGTAACGATTCCACCATGATCGAATCCATCGAATTTAGCAATCCAGAACCGGTCGCATCCGTTTGCGTCTTTTTCAATTTCAAAATCATTTGCGTCAAGTGGTGTTCCCTGTTTTACTTCTTCACAAACAGGAGAAAATATATTTACCATATATCTTCCGCATTTTGGACACATGAGGTCATTTCTTCCCAAAATCGTCCGAAATTTAAGCTCGCATCCGCAACCACAATTTCCAACTATATCACCAAACGGACTCATTGGTAACTTCCAGTTAAGATAATCGCAAGCTTCTTTAAAACTCATTACTTTGTAATCAGTAACATCTTGTAATCTTTTCTTTTCCATACTTCACTTTTCCTCCTTTATTTCGTATGCTTTGTTTTTGTACTCTAAATATGGGTTCAACTCTTCGCATACAAAACAACCGGAGGCACACAAAAGCCTACTCCGCTAAATTGGAATAGGCTCTTTCGTTTGCTTCTTATTTGTTTTTCAATTCCTTTCTATATTTTTTGCTGTATCTGTCTAAGATTTTGCAAACAATATAGGTATTTGTCTGTTGTTCGTTTTCAGGTATGGTGTCTTCCGGAATATCCAAATACTCAGCCAGAAAAAGCAATGCTTTCTGAGCATCCATTGGTGGGTTACAGAGACCGTAATCTTCCTGCTTTGCAAGCCAGCTTGTTATCGTTTCTGTTTGATTCTCATCATTATCGACTTCTTTCTTGTCTTCAATGATCCAGAACCGCTCATTTCCTTCCTCGTCTTTCTCGATGTCAAGCATTGAACGACAAGCCGGATTCAAAGAAATCAGACTTGACATTTGTTTCCCGCAATTACCGCATCTTACTTTTTGTACGCCAATTACTCCAGTATACTCAATTTTGCTGCTACCGCAGTCACAGGATACTGTGTAAACTTCGTCGTCCTCTGTGAGAGTCCAATTTAACGCTTTTGCGGCTTCTTTGAAACTCATTACTTTGTGATCCGTCATATCTTTCAATCTTTTCTTTGCCATACTTTTTGCCTCCTTTACTTTCGTATGCTTTGTTTTTGTTATCCTAAATATGGGTTCGATTCTTCGCATACAAAACAACCGGAGGCAAAAAGAGAGACCAACCAATTGGTCAGTCTCTGTTTCTTGTTAGTCGACTTTAATTCCAGTACATTCGTAAAAAATATCAGGATCAAAGTTTGGAATCGCCTTGATGATTTCTTTATCGTCTATATCAAGACTATCCCACCACATCTGACAACATTCAGACTTATCAAGCTCCTTAAGATATCCACCTGTTGTCTTATATGTTGAGTGTGCTACTTTTTCTTCATCCGTCATGTCGTCTGTATTCACCCATTCAGCAGCACTTTTTGGTATCTGTCTCAGTAATTCCCTGGCCTTTGAGTCTAACCAATCCTGATAGGTCATATCTGACGGTTTGTCGAACAACATGATTTTGTGTTCTTTTACATTGAAACAACCTGAGTTGAAAGACGAATTGTTAAAATCCCCAGTATTGAAGCTTCCGCTGTTCATATTCCCGGTGTTGCAGTCCCCGGCGTTTCCACTCCCGGTGTTGCATTTCCCGACGTTGCAGCTTCCGGTGTTCCAGTCCCCGATGTTCCTGCTTCCGGTGTTGCTGTCACCGGTGTTCCAATTCCCAGTGTTCCAGTCCCCGGTGTTGCAGTCCCCGGTGTTGTAGTCCATGGTATTCCTGTCCCCTGTGTTCCTGCTTCCGGTGTTCCTGATTCCGGTGTTCCTGTTCCCGGTGTTACTGCTTCCGGTGTTCCAGTCCCCAGTATTCATGTCTCCAGTATTTCCTAATCCTGTATTATCTTTTCCAGTATTTACGATTGTTAAGAGTTCCACCCAAGGAATCTCTCTTACAATCTGGATTTTGTTTGTGCATGACTTGTCACCCTCTGTATCTAAGTCTCCAAGTGCAATTACTTCTGCAACTTTGTTTCTTGGATTAAAAGGGTAATAATTAAAACAGTCAATAGCCTCTTTGCAAAAATGAAATCCTCTATCACAGCATCTCGGTTTAACATTTTCTTCAAATATTTTTCCAACCTCATACTGAAAATCTCTACAAGTCCAATCTGGATTAAATACTTTAAATCCATGTACTGGTTCGTGATTTGTTACATTATTACTCATTTTTCGTTTCCTCCTTTTTGTGTGCTAAATTTATTTGTTATCCTAAATATGGTATTAAGTACTTGCACACAAATACTTTGGAAACGAAAAGAGAGACCAACCAATTGGTCAGCCTCTGTTTTTCGTTAGTCGACTCTGATTCCAGTACATTCGTAAAAAATATCTGGATCAAAGTTTGGAATCGCCTTGATGATGTCTTTGTCTTTTGTTTCGAGATTATTCCACCACAACTGACCACATTCAGACTCGTCAAGCACTTTCAGGTAACCGCGTGTTGTCTTGTATTCCGGATGCTGTTCCTTTTCTTCATCAGTCATATTGTCGGACCAAATCCATTCAACAACATCCTTTGGTATCTGCTTTAATAACCACCGTGCATCAGATTCACACCAGTCACGATAGGTCATATCTGACGGTTTATTGAACAGCAATATCTTCTGTTCTTTTGTATTGAAACAGCCAGTATTAAAAGATGACTTGTTCCAATCCCCGGTATTCCTATTCCCAGTATTCCTATCCCCAGTGTTTTGATTTCCTGTATTCTTGTACCCGGTGTTGTTGTTCCCGGTGTTCCAATACCCGGTATTCCAATCCCCTGTGTTGTAGTTTCCGGTATTGTAGCTTCCGGTGTTCCTGTTCCCGGTGTTCCTGTCTCCTGCGTTACAATTCCCAGCGTTCCTGTCCCCGGTGTTCTTGTCCCCGGTGTTGCAGTACCTGGTGTTGCGGTCACCGGTGTTGTAGTGCCCTGTGTTCCTGTTCCCGGTGTTGTTGATCCCGGTGCAATTCTTTCCAATATTGACGATCCGCAATACTTCATCCCATGGGATTTCACGTACGATTTCAAGCTTGTCCGTGCATGACTTGTCACCGTCTGTTTTTACCTCACCATAGGCAATAACTTCTGCAACTTTGTTGTTGCTGTCAAAATTGTAATAATTGAAGCAGTCAGCAGCAGTCTGACAGAAGTGCATACCGTGACAGCAAACATTAAGCTCCCCTTTTTCCTCAAATTTTCCGGGGCAAGTGTACTGTTTACAGTTCTTTCCTGTCGGGTTACAGGTCCAATCAGGTCTGAATACCTTATATCCATGTACAGGTGTGTTCGTTTTATTACTCATTTTTTTTGTTTCCTCCTCGTATGCTTTTAATTTGTTATCTTTAAATATGGTATGAGTTGATCGCATACAAAATTTTCGGAAACAAAAAGACCCGCATAATGCGAGTCCTTCTGTTTGTTTCTGTTTTAGATTCCAAGATCGAATTTCATCTGTGGATTCTTCTTTGCAATTTCTTCTCTTGGATATCCGATCAGTTTAAAATCATCAATCGTGAAATCGAAAAAATTTGTTTTCTCTGTATCCAGAACAAATCTTGGATCACAATCAATTGTATTTCGATTAAAAACGATTTCTTTTGCCTGACTCAAATGTCTTTCATAAATCTGAACGTTTTCACTTACATGTGTGAATACGCCAGGTTCGTATCCACAATGTTTTGCAACCATCAACTGAAGCGCAACATACTGCATCTCATTGATTGAGGCGGATACGATAAAGTCACTGGACCGCTGATTCATGAGCATATCCAGATACAATTTACCGTCGATTCCTCTTCTTACATTCCAGATCGTTTCATAACAACATGGATTCAATCCTTTGGTTGTTCCTCCTGTTTCGTCTGAAAAATCGTCTTCCTGCCACATACACATGATATGACGGCGACCAAATGGATCGGCTGTTAATCCATCCAGTAACTTATTGATTAAGTTATGTCTTTTTACGGTTGCTCCATATCTGCAGCCGATTGTTCCGTCGCCAACATCCCATTGGTCCCAATATTTGATACCAAGATCATGAAGATCTGACAGTTTGTTGCTCTGCATCTGGTAAATCCATAAGATTTCTTTGACTGCTGATTTCCACGCGATCGGTCTCAAAGTCAAAATCGGGCACTCACCTTTTGCTAAGTCGTATCTGGTAACAACATGGTTAATGGATAACGTATGAGCCGGGACATAAACGGTTACATCTGAGCCGTTTGTAAATGCAGTTCCTTCTTCAATTTCGATCTTGTTTCCGTCTTCTGTGATCACATATTTGCAATCATCAGAAAGATGCGCATTATGATACATATCTTCATAATGTGGTCTCGGATTTTCGTCTCTGAATCCATTTTGCAGGATTTGGTAAAGAATCGCTTTCTGATTCTGATCTCCTACTGTTCCGAATGGACATGTTCTTTTTGTTTCTGACATATTTGTTTCCTCCTCTATTATGTGCTTTATTGTTTGTTATCCTAAATATGTGATAAGATGATTGCATGCAAAATAACCGGAAACAAAAAAAAAAGAGACAACCACAACGGTTATCTCTTTGATGTGTTTTTAAAATTCATAATCGACCGCATCCTGTCGATCCATGAAGAAATGAATTCCAGGAGCGCATTCATTCCATCGATTATCATCAAAATCAGATACTTCTACGATTTTTCCAACGCGATAAATAAAACTAAAATCAAAATACGACTTTATTTCTTGTAATCCACTGTCAGATCCATCGATATTCTCGATCGCCAAGACCAATGCTTTACTACATCTGCATTTCTTTGTTGTTGCCGATGACCTCTTCGCATCTTCGCAAATCTGAAGTTTTACGATCTTTTTGTAGAATGCTTTCTTATAACCAATGAATGAGCCAGTTTCCGGGCATGCAATCGGGTGATTGATTTTTGTATCTCTAAGGTTTGCAAATCTAAGATCTGCTCCGTACAAATTTGTATAACTAAGATCTACCCCTCTAAGATCTGCATGATAAAAATCTGCTCCGCTAAGGTCTGTATGCCTAAAATTTACTTCGCTAAGATCTGCATAATAAAATGCTGCATCGTTCAAATTTGCATAACTAAAATCTGTATTTTCAAGATTCGCTTCGCACAGACTAGCACCTCTAAGATCTGTATTTCTAAGATTCGCTCTACAAAGATTCGTGTTATAAAGATTCGCTCTACAAAGATTCGTGTTATAAAAAATCGCATTTCTTAAATCTTTACGTGATAAATCCAAATCCATTAGATCCTGATGCGATAAATCGGCTTTCATGTTTTCCCATCCGTCAACATCCTTATTAAGATAATGCTGATGATTTTCGACGATCTTGTTTAATTGTTCCTGTGTCATACTTCGTTTCCTCCTTTTTAATATCATGATTTTTGTTATCCTAAATATGGATTTAAACAGTTGTATGTTAAGCTAAGCATATAGGAAGACTTGGAATACAAGCTTCGCGTTTAGAAAAAGACACCGCATACAATGATTATGGATCCTAGCTCTACAAACAACTCCAACAGATCCTGAAATTCAGATTCATGACCAGACAGATCAAAATCATAAAGGTATGCAATTGTGCTTATGAACAAAATCAACCCTGAAAACATAACTCCTAAGAGCAGAATTACTGCCATGTCCGATCCCTCCTTTTTCTATGACTTTGTTAACTATAATTAATAGGCTCACTTCTTGAAAACCTCGTCATAGAAAACACACAAAAAGAGCCAGATTATTCTGACTCTCTTCGTTTTTTATTATTCGTTTTCGCTACCATTTGGAAATAAAGATCCGACGTATCATGTTTCTGGACAATCAATCGGACAATTAATTTTTGCTCCAAAAAGATTTGCATTCCTAAAATCTGCTCCACTAAGATCTGCATACCTAAGATCTGCTCCTCTAAGATCTGCATACCTAAGATCTGCTCCTCTAAGATCTGCATACCTAAGATCTGCTCCTCTAAAATCTGTATGCCTAAGATTTGCTTCTCTAAGATCTGCATGATAAAATTTTGCATCGTTCAAATTAGCATATCGTAAATCTTTATGTGACAAATCCAAACCACTTAGATCATAATCTGATAAATCTGCTTGCGTTTCCTCCCATTCGTCAATATCCTCATCGAGATAATGTTGATGGCATTTAATCATCTTATTTAATTGTTCCTGTTTCATACTTTGTTTTCTCCTTTTTAATATCATAATTTTTGTTATCCTAAATATGGGTTCTAGTAGTTGTATATTGAATTAAGTATATAGGAATACTTGAAATACAAAATTCATATCTGTCTCAGAAAACCTCGTCATAGGAAACATACAGAAAAAAGAGCCCGATTGTTCTGACTCTCTTTGTTTCCTGTTATTCGTTTTCGCTGCTATCTGGAGCCGCTATCGGGTGACTAAATGTACTGCAATTGGTTTATAATATCTTTATCATAGAACCAATTTGTTCATAAGCTTGTAGCATAATATTTTTCGTTTTCTACATACTTATTCCATTCTGTCACACGATTGACGGTTGCATCTTTCATTTCTCATATTCTGATTCATTTGCGAACTCTACGGCTTTACTTGCTGATATATTGTATCAAAATCAAAATTAATCCAGCAAGCAAAAACATTGTACTCCAATATTTAATAGTATAATTGTTTTTCGTATAACGATTTATAGTACGAATAATAAAACTTATAACAACAACCAAACACAAAAATAACATATTAATACCCTCCTTTTATTTATATATATATTGCTTTCTTAAATATGGTTTCTTTTGTTTATAATAAAGCTCACTTTTCGAAAACCTCGTCAGAAAACACACACAAAGAGCCCGCGAATATGGCCGACTCTCTTCGTTTTTTTTCACTATTCGTTTTCGCCACCATCTGGACTTTCAATATCCCATTCCGGAATTTCAATATATTTCATAGCGTTTACAACTTTCTGGCTATAGTACCAGTTTGTCCATGGACTTGATGCCCAGTATTTACTACTATGAACATCTTGATTCCATTCTTTCACATCTTTGATAACCTGTACTTTGGATACATCTTCGTTGTTTGTGTTGGCTGCCTTTATCTCAGCAACAATTGCTTCATATTCAATTCTGTTATGAGCAATCTGCTGATTTACTCCAATATGCGAACATAGAATAAATACTCCGACACAAAGTAATCCGACAACACCAACTAGCATAAAAACAACCTGAGCGAAAAAAGTACAATCATCATTTTTATACTCAACCAAAATAAGTCTGAGTAAAATTCCAATAGCCAAACATGCAGTAAATATTAATGCTAATAACATATCTTTTGTCCTCCTTGAATATATGTTTATAATATATAAGGCTCACATTTCGAAAACCTCGTCAGAAAACACACAAAAAGAGCCCACCAATATCTTCGTTTTTTATTATTCGTTTTCGCCACCATCTGGACTTTCAATATCCCATTCCGGAATTTCGATATAGTCCATAGCATTAACTACTTTTTCGTTATAAAACCAATTTGTCCATGGATCTGAAGCTAGATGTTTTTTACTTAAGACATCTTCGTTCCATTTCTTTGTAATTTTAATAACCTGTGCCTTAGACATGTCTTCGTTGTCCGTACCAACAGCTTGCGCCTCCGTAATAATCGCTTCATTTTTGATACGATTTTGTTTAATCTGCTGGTTCACCCCAATATAATTACTTAAAATGATAAGAACAAAGAAAACAGTTGTTCCTGCAACTATAAAAACACAATCATTTTTATTACTATCATATGGACTTAGTAAAACAATTACTAAACAGCTAATACAAAATAATATTAACAACATATTTTTTTTCTCCTTTTGCATATGTTTACAATATACATAAGGCTCACTTTTCGAAAAACTCGTCAGAGAACACACAAAAAGAGCCCACCAATATGGCAGACTCAATTCGTTTTTTTTATTTGATACTGTCAGGAGTCGGAACGTTCCATTCCGGAACTTCGATGTACTCCATTTTGCCCACTACCTTCTGGCTATAACACCATGAAGTCCATGGACTAGATGCCAAGTATTTCTGACGATAAACCTCTTTGTTCCATTCGTTCACGTCTTTGATAACTAAGACTTTTGATACGTCCTCGTTATCTGAGTTAACAGCCTGAACCTCGGCAATAATTGCCTCGTATTCAAACTGATTCTTTGAGATCTGTTTGGTCGCCTCAACGTGGGAACACAGGATTATACATCCTGTGATGAGAAACCCCAAAGATCCGACAAAGAGCGACAATATTTCGAAAACAGCGACAGCTGTGATCTCATCATCTCCGAATTTATATAGCAAAATTCCAGAAACTAAAAGTACAACAAAAATTAAAAAGATAATCATAATTCAATTCCTCCTTTGAATGTGTGTGTGATTTTATTGGTTACTCTAAATATGGTATGCGTCATTTTCATATAAAAAAGAAAAAGAACCCACACATGTCTGTGCATGTATGGATTCTGTTCTTTTCGTACGTTTGAATCAGTTATAAATAAATCAAGTTTCTAGCTCTTTCAAAGCGAAGTATGCTATCGTAATGATTCATTTTAACGTATCCCGGATCGAGATCATAAACTTTGTTATCAACAATGGCAATAACTTTTTTGATCTTTGTATCCTCTTTCAGTTTGAAGATCACATCATATGGTGTTGGATTTTTGCTTATGCCACATCCTGAATTCATTATTGGGAATTCCTTACTATCGGTAACCAAGCATAATGAATACGGATATTTCTTTGATAATGTCAGATAAGCGATCGTTCTACTATCACCGTCCGGCAGTTCAACCTGCATATCGTACCCAATTTGTGAGTCGCCCCAATCCATGCTTAAGAATTCGTCTCTTGTCATAATACTTTCCTCCTTGTATGTATGCGTTTTGTTTTGTTATCCTAAATATGGTATTCATAATTCGCATACAAAACAAAAGAGCTACCATGTCGGTAACTCCCTTTGTTTTCTTTCAGATTTTTAGCCTGTAAATCCGCCTGTGTTGACGCTCAGACAATACTTGAAGTTATCTTTGATCAGTTTGTTGATCGTCGTTCTGATTTCTGTAAGATCGTCCTCTGGATATTCCGTAAGCATCTGATATAACTGCTTGATTGGTTTTCCAGCTTCCACTTTGACATAATAATAATCACAGAAGGTATACGCTCCCTGGTTTCCAATCATTTTTAGAATATCTTTTCGTTCTTCTTTTGGCATGTCCGGATAACATAATTTTGGAATTACAGGGACTAATAACTCTCCGGTTACTTGAATAGCTTCTTTAAGCGCATCAAGATACTCTTCGTCTGTATTCTCGCTATCCAGTTCTGTATAATATCTGGCACAATAAGTACAGAATTCAGATAATCCCCACATATAGTTATATCGAAGTTTGTTGAGTATGATTTTACTTGGCTTCACTGTAAAAATATCCACAATGTACTCTGGCGGAATGACACCATCGTAATTGTATTCATCAGATACATTTCCCTGGTCGACTAATTCCATTTTGTCTTCGTCTGGAACCGCAATTTTGATCACAGTATTCGTTCCAAGCATGATTGACCAGGCATCAATACTACTTTCGGAACACAAACAAAGTCTTTCTTCTTTGTCTCCGATTGATTTTGACCGTTTTCCAAGCATTGGTTTCAATCCTTCTTTCTGGATCGTGCTAACAAATTCTGGCTGTGTCAAATGATAATAGTAATTCATTTCGTTTCCTCCTTTTTCGTATGCAGTATGTTTTGTTATTCTAAATATGGAACTAAGATGTGCATACGAATGAACGGAAACAAAACAAATCAAAACAAAAAGAGCTACCGTATTGGTAACTCCCTTTGTTTTTAGTTAGTTAAGATCCACTGTATATGCAATTGGATACCAGTTCCATCCAGGTCTAACTTTTGAACAATAATAGTTCATAAGTGTTTCTGGTGTACGTCCTAACTTTCCATAGTCTTCCGATTCACACAAAACAGAATGAGTTTCCATGATTTCGTTCATAACCTGACAGATATGAACATAAACGTCATCTGTAGCAACAATAATAATCGGTGTTGTTTCATCCCCTTCATCAAATTGGAAATTAAGATTAATTGGTATAATATTCATTTCGTTTCCTCCTTTTTCGTATGCAATATATTTTTGTTATTCTAAATATGGGACTAAGACGTGCATACGAATGAACGGAAACAAAGCAAAACAAAAAGAGCTACCATGTTGGTAACTCTCTTCGTTTTCAGTTATTTTGTTACACTTTCCGGAATCTCAATGTGTTCCATCGCTTCAATAACTCTCTTGTTGTACAGCCAGTTTGTCCACGGATTTTTGAGTCCATTTTGTGCGTTTTCTACTTTTTCGTTCCATTCGTTCACGCACTCAATGATTATTTCTTTCTCTTCATAAGCTGGATTCTCTTCCAGCAAACAAACACTTGCAGACAACAATGCGTATTCCTTATTATTGTTTGCAATATCCGAATCCGCACTATTATGCTGATTCCAGATCGACTCAAACATTAATGTAAGCCAAATGAAACCCAATACTAAAAACAGACTACCGAAGAAAACACCTGCATTCTTCTTCTTTGTTTTCCTCTTTTGGATAACGCTGATTGCAATGATAGCGATTCCGATAACAATAAATACGATTCCCATTAATACCATTAACATAATTTGTTTCCTCCTTTTTCGTATGCGGGTTGTTTTGTTATCCTAAATATGGAACTAAGACGTGCATATAAATGAACGGAAACAAAGCAAAACAAAAAGAGCTACCATATTGGCAACTCTCCTCGTTTTTCGATTATTTAATCATGTTTTCCGGAATCTCAATGTATTCCATCGCATCAATAACTCTCTTGCTGTACAACCAGTTTGTCCACGGACTTTTAAGATATCGTCTCCCGTTATCTACTTTTTCGTTCCATTTGTTGACGCTTTCAATGATTGCATCTTTTTCTTCATAGTTCGGATTCGTTTCTAACAAACAGACACTTGCAGATAATAATACGTATTCATTGTTATTGTTTGCAATATCAGAATCCGCACAGCTATGTGCTTCTAATATTATCAAAGCCATCGTCATTACCCATGTGATTCCAACTACCAAAGCAAAGCTACCTACACACAAAGCACCCATTTTGTTTTTCTTCGCTGTTTTATTTTGGATAACTCCGATCCAGATGACAACAAATCCTACAACAACAAACATAATTCCTAATAATGTAAATAACATTTTCGTTTCCTCCTTTTCGTATGTAATATGTTTTGTTATCCTAAATATGGAACTAAGATGTGCATACGAATGAACGAAAACAAAACAAAAAGAGCTACCGTGTCAGTAACTCTTCTCGTTTTCGGTTATTTAATCAGGGCTTCCGGAATCTCAATGTATTCCATTGAGTCGACTATATTCTTGTTCCATAACCAGCTGGTCCACGGATCTTTGAGATACTTTCTTCCGTTGTCTACTTTTTCGTTCCAGTTGTTCACACTTTCGATGATTGTATTCTTTGCTTCATCATCCGGATTCGATTCTAGCAAACGAATATTCGCACACAACATTACGTATTCTTTCTGATTGTTTGCTATCTCCGAATCCTCTTTCATACGCTGCAATCCAATGACCTCGAATACAAATGCCATCCATGCAAATCCAACCGACAGAAATACAATTCCAAGGTATTTGCCTACTTTCTTGAATTTTGGAACCTTAATACAGAGCCAGATGATAATAATTCCAATAACTATTAATACAATTCCAGTCAATGTAATCAACATAATTTGTTTCCTCCTTTTTTTTGTATGCGGGTTGTTTTGTTATCCTAAATATGGACGAAATAAGGGCATACTAAAGATGGGAAACAAAATGATATAAAGAAAAGCCACACTTTGTTCTCTGTTGTGTGACTTTTCTTGGTATGAGGTGTATCGGACTAATCGGTTAATGCTGTGTTACTAAACGGATTAGTTCCCAATGTTACGTTGTTACCAAATGCTGTTGTTAGTGTTGATTTGCTTGTATATGTCTGTCCTTTATAGGTTACAGATGCTAAACTTATACAATCATTAAATGCCCCATTTCCAATGCTTGTTGCTCTATCTGGTATTGTGATTGAGGCTAAACTAATACAACCACTAAATGCACCTGATTCAATACTTGTTACGCTGGTTGAGACTGTAATTGATGTTAAACTAGTACAACGTGAAAATGCACTGTCTTTAATGTTTGTTACACTGTTTGGAATTGTGATTGCTGTTAGACCAGAACAACGAGAAAATGCATGGTCTCCAAGACTTATTACACCGTCTGGTACGGCAATTGAGGTTAAATTGGAACAACCGTAAAATGCATAACTTCCAATACTTGTTACACCATTTGGTACTGCAACGTCTGTAAGCGAAGAACAATTATAAAATGTATTATTGCCAATACTTGTTATACTATCCGGTATCGTAATGTTTGTTAATGACGAACAACCATAAAATGCGTAATTTCCAATACTGGTTACGCTGTCTGGCATTACAATTGATTTTACTTCCGGTTTTGCCTGTAGTACGGAATACGCAGACGCTGGATCAGTTTTATAATTATTAAATGCATAGTCTTTACCTACATCGATTCCACTCTCTTCCCAAGTACAAACCATTTTTCCATCTGCATCATACAATCCTGCTACTAATTCTTTATTGATTCCGATCGCAAACTCAAAATTTCCTGACCAATCACCAGACGTAAGTTCGTTTGCTACAATATTACCTGTCGTGCTGCCACCATCCGGTAGATTCACCTGATCGGCTGCAAACTCTGTAATATCCTGTGTAATAGTTCCAGTGACCGCAGCCTTTCCATTCGAATCAGTCAATTGCAGGGTCGCATCAGGAGTAACAGTAACCGTCTCATTCCCGGAAATGTCACCATTTACTTTGACGCCATAAGTTGCACTCTTATTCTGTCCTAAAGTAATCGTCTTCGGAATGGTTACAGTAAAAGCGGAATCCTGTTCATATGTGATAGTTGCTCCCTGAGTACCTGTCGTTGTCGTTTCCTGTGTTGTGTTGTCCGGGTTTTCGGCTGCCAATGTTGGAATCGTAGGTGTCATCGTCATGATCGCAGCCAGAACAAGCAGACAACTCACTGCTTTTCGTTTCATAATATTTCGTTTCCTTTCTTTGTGTTCAAAACTAAATTGTTTACGAGTAACAGCCTAAATATGGTCGAAACACAAACAGAGGAAACGAAAAAGAACCGGAAACAAAACAATCTGTCTTCAAAATAGACAAAACCATAAGTATATCTTATAATGATGTATGTCAGTGATAACAAATACGAATACAACGGAGGAATTTGAAGTATGGGAAACTATTATGATACGAAATGTTTAGACTGTGAGTATGAATTTCATGCTATATACGGTCGACCTGGCAACAGTCAGAAAGAAAACAAAGTTGTGAAGTCAATCGAAGACGGTAACAGAACCGATGAACTCGCACTTGTGTACAAAACAATGGAACGCCCACGAATTGAAGTAAATTCGGTCCCGTTCTTTTGCAAACACTGTAGAAAACTCTTCACTTATGACGTAACTCTTGTTTGCGGAAAATATGGGACCTACGAAGAAAAGGTCGCACATTGTCCGGACTGTAATGAGATTTCCTACCTGCCGATCCCACAAACAGTATTCATGAAACAAGAAAAGGGATCCTGCTGCCCGTGTCCGAAATGCAACGGGTACGGATTTGTGGTTATAAAGTCTGGGATCTATGATTAACGGACACAAAAAGAGCATTTTCCATACAGAAAAGAACCCGTACACAAATCTGTGTATAGGTTCCTTTTCTGTCTGTTACTCTACTTTGATTCCTGTGCATTCGTAGAAAATCTCAGGGTCGAAGTTCGGAATCGCCTTAATAGTATCCTTATTTGCATCCGAAAGATTATCCCACCACTTCTGCGCGGTTTCGGAATTATCAAGCACTTTAAGATAACCACCTGTTGTTTCGTAGGTTGGATGTTCACGTTTCTCTTCATCCGTCATAGCACTCTTATATACCCATTCAACAATATCCTTTGGCATCTGATTTAACAAATAATTTGCCCATGATCCTAGCCAACGACGAAATGTCCAATCCGATGGTTTGTTAAACAACATAATTGTTTGTTCTTTTGTGTTGAAACAGCCGGTATTAAAAGATGATTTGTTCCAATCCCCGGTATTACTGTCTCCGATATTCCTTTTTCCGGTGTTCTCGTTTCCGATATTACTATCTCCAGTATTCTCGTCTCCGATATTACTATCTCCTGTGTTCTTGTATCCAGTGTTACCGTTTCCGGTGTTCCAATTTCCTGTATTGAAATCTCCAGTGTTGCCGTCCCCAGCATTACCTGTTCCAGAATTCCAGTATCCAGAACTCCAATCTCCAGTGTTTTCGTTTCCTGCATTACAGTTTCCGGTATTGCCTATCCCTGTGTTTTCTTTTCCAATGTTTACGATTGTCAAGACTTCTATCCAAGGGACCTCTCGTACAATCTGGATTTTGTTTGTGCAAGATTTATCCCCATCTGTGTCTAATTCTCCAAGTGCAATTACTTCTGCAACTTTGTTTTTTGGATTAAAAGCGTAATAGTTAAAACAGTCAATAGCTTCTTTGCAAAAATGAAACCCTCTACCACAGCAACCCGGTTTAACATTTTCTTCAAATGTTTTTCCAACCTCATACTGAAAATCTCTACAGGTCCAGTCTGGATTAAACACCTTGTATCCGTGTACAGGTTCATTATTTATTACATTATTACTCATGTTCAGTTCCTCCTTTTTCGTATGCGTTTGTTTTTGTTATCCTAAATATGGAACCGAACGTTCGCATACAAAAAGAGCCAACCGTGAAAGGTTGACTCTTCTTGTTTTTGTTAACACTTCTTTGCAAAGAAAAAAAGAACCCGTACACAAATCTGTGTATAGGTTCCTTTTCTGTCTCTTTTACTTGGATTCTTCAGATTTAATCAGATTTCTTTCTTTTGAATCTTTTTTTGCAAGAATTTTCTTATCAATCTCTGCGAATACAGGCTCCAATTTCAAAAGCAATTCGTATCCAGGTTCTCCCGGTTCGAACGGTCTGATTGTTTCATCCATGATCATATACTTGTTTTCGCTCATTGTCATAACTCCTTTCGCAAATGCTTGAATTTAATCAGTTTTTCTTTTTCGGTTAGCGTCTCATTCTTTTGATAAATATGAGATAAAGTTAATGATTGTGCCGTTTTCACATCAGAGATATACGTTTTTACTTCTTGAAAATAGTTTTCGTATTCTTCTAATATTTTGGGACTTACGTCAGACACTACGTATATATCTCCATCATGACACGCAATTATTGAAAACTTTACTTTCGGTTCATCTAAAAATGTTGTTAAATCCTTGAATGATGGTCTAACATTTAACGAATGATTATGTATGATTATAACATCATCCTTACAGTTCTGAACTAATGCATACTCTTTTTCGTTAAATCCAGTTCCTGATATTGTCCCACTTCCAAGTCTAGTAATATTATCAACAACAAGATCACCGGTTCTTGCATTGACCGCAATCATTCTTTCAGACTCCTGACCATCTACAAATTCTAGCAATCTGCCAGTTTCTCGATACAATCCCTCTCGTACCGGCTTACTAATCTGTAACATTTCGAGATTATCAAACAAACGATGATACTCAATTGAATTTACAAACGTTCTGTCTACTGAAAAAGCATTTGTTTCTAATTTTCGAGATATTAGTGACTGTTCGTGTTCAAGTTGTTCCATTAACATCTTTTCATCTCTGTCTGGGCCTTGACTATCATAACGATCGTCCTCGAACACATCATCAAATACATCGTCTTCGAAATCCATGTTTTCTACCTCCTATTATATCATATTGTTCACAATTAATACAATAAAAGGATCTCTCGTTTCTCCTCTTATTGTGTAATTGTTTTTGTTATCCTAAATATGGGTTTTATGAATATGTTATAGGTCTCGAAAACCATACAAAAAGAGCCAACCATCAAAGGTTGACTCCCATTGTTTTTGTTAACACTCTTTTATCTCGAGTAATTCGAGCTGTTTTGCTACGTCCATCAATCCATGCGAGCATCCAGTGAAGTCTGAGATGTAATCCTCCATATTTGTCTCGTCATACATTTCAAAGCTAAATTTGAAACTACGGATCTCGTCATCAGAATAGATGTCAGTACCATCATACATATCTTTGAAAATAACACTTAATAGAGTAGTTTCAGCAAATGTACGCTCGATACTGTCTTTGTCTGTTCCGTATCCGTATTTCTTCCAGATATCATCGAAAGCACGTCCGGCACCTATTTTTACTTTGACAACCAATCCGTATTCGCTCTTTTTGTTTCGTTTCATATACAGGTTAAAAAATTCGATATCTTCCTGTAACGCAAACAATTTCTTATAATACTCCTCCGTTGTCATGCCTGACTTCTTAATAAGCTGTCTCAGTTCGTTAGTTGATAATCTGTTCATTTCGGTTTCTCCTTTTCGTATGCGTTTGTTTTTGTTATCCTAAATATGGAATCGAACGTTCGCATACAAAAAGAGCCAACCCGAAGGTTGACTCTCATTGTTTTTGTTTACAGACTTAATCCAGACTAGATCTCAGTTACCAGTTTGATAACAGGACCTCTGTCTGTTTCTCTGTATGAGAATCCGACTACGTTCTGCTTCTCATCACCGAAGTAATAAGTTGCAGTTTTAGTCTCTTCGTCATACTCCTTGCCGCAGTAAACTGTGTGACCTTCCAGAGCGGCGACGATCTTCGGATCTTTTAAGATCTTCATACCGTATTTGTCTGCTCTTACAAAGATCTGGTCTTTGTCGAATACAGTTACAGAAGGAGCACTCTTTGTAGATCCACCAAGGTATACTTTCGCATCCATGGAGTTTACAAGGAAGGTTCCAACTTTTCTGCCGTCCATTGTGAACAGGCGAATTGTTGGCTGTTCCTCATCTGTAAGATATCCGTCATCGTCGATTGTGTCTTTGGTTACAACAACTAAATCTTTACGACCTGCCTGCTCTACCATGCGGACACTCTCGATCGGAACCGCAAATCCGGAACCAGAATCGCCGAACTCTTTGAGGTATGCATTGTAAGCATCTTCAGAATCCTCGTCATCCTCATCAAGATCTTCCTCGTAGCAGAAATCCTCATAGTCCATAACCTTGCCGTTATCTCCGAAGAATGATACGCCTCTTACGGTTGTATCTTCTCCAGTACCGGTTGCCATGATCTGGATGAGATCGCTGGAGCAGATCTCTTTGACATCTGTTACCTTGCCATCCTTATCTTTGATCTCAACTGGTGTGATCACCGTTTCAATAAAGTAAGTGCGGTCATCGATAACAACCGCCTTTGTGTTGGCTGGGACTGTGAATCCTGCGTCCTTGAATGTTCCAACGAAGTCCGGATCGGCAGAAAACTGAGCATTGAAGGTATAAACCTCAAGTTCCTCATCTTCTGGCTCTCCAACTCCAAGGATTACCAATCCAGGAACCGCACCAAGTACCTTCTGAGCTTTGATGCTGCCAAGGGATACTGTTGGTCCGTTATCGATCACTAAATCCCCGTCTACGATTGCTGCATCTGCTGTCGGTTTCGGGTTCGGATTGTATTTGAAGTGTGCAAACATTGTGTTAATGCCGCTTAATACAATCTCGTTTGAGTCTGTAGTGCCGTCCTCAAGGATCTTTGCGACCTTGATAGCACCTGACTCCGCATCGTACTCTGTAATACGATATAAGCTGTCATCGTTGCTCATTGCTACCTCGATACCAACTACCTCACGTCCTGCTTCTGCTGTTGCTTTTACGATTTCCATAAGTTTCATAATGTTTTCCTCCGTTTTTAGGTAAGATATTTTATGATTGTAACAACGCATGTTTCATATTCTACACAGACCGTCCACCCAGATGTTCACGCCTCATTAGGTCGCTAGTGACTCGGTGTCCTTTCATTGTCGTCTTCTTTTCCTGTGCTCCATGAATCATTGCATTTGTTTACATTCCTAAATATGGTATGGACGGATGCAAACTAAAACGAAAAATGATTTACAGTATCATCATAAAGAACCGAATTTCAAAAAAAGAGAAATCCATATTCAACTGCATCCTGTCTATCCATAAAGAAATGGATACCAGAAGCGCATTCTCTCCACCGATCGTTATCAAAATTATATACTTCTGCAATTTCTCCAACGCGATAAATAAAGCAAGGATCAAAATGCGATTCTATTTCTTGTAATCCGCTATCAGATCCGTCCATATTTTCGATTGCTAAGACTAAAGCTTTACTACACCTGCATTTCTTTG